GGCTATCCGGTTTTCCGTGTGGAAGGCTTGCGATGAGCAATAACCTTCTCCGTGTTGAAACGCGGCTCGCAGACCTCGCATACCAGGGCGCGTTTAGCGCGCTGTCCGCGAGTCACTGGCGGCAACGTGACGAGGTGCATGTCCTCGGCGCGGCACGGAAGCCCACAGTTCGCGCACGGGTTTCCTTCGTCCCTCAACAGGAACTCCAGCTTCAGAGGTTTCCTCTTCGGCGCGCCGGCGGCAGCCAGGATTCGGGCGCGCAGCACCTCGTAGCTGTAGCCTCGCCCAGCTCGGACGATGTGCTTCATCAGCCCATTGACCGCCTCGGTGTAGGCGTTCGTGTACGGGTGGTCGAAGTAAGCCAGAATCTCGGCGCGCCAGTTCCTCATGAGGCGCGTCAGTTCGGCGAAGTCCTTCTTCAGTGCCGTCGGAACATTCGCTATGAAGGCGTCGAAGGCCGCTTCCGCCTGCTCCTTGGGCAAGTCGTACAAGTCGTACAGGGCTTCCTTCAGGCGATAGGCTTCGGCCAGTTCGGGCTCGTTGTCGAGCCACATGCTCAGATTGAACCGTTGCTTCTCGGTCAGGTTGCGAGCCCGCTTGTTGAGCTGAACCTTGGAACGCACCCAGAATCGCCGCACTTCGGTCTGCTTCGCCTTGCCGAGCCGGATGCGAACGCTCTCCAGCGCGAAGTTGGCGTAGCGGACGACGTGGAACTTGTCGACCACGATGGCAGCGTGTGGCATCAGCTTCCTGACGGTCCGCTGGTACGGACGCCACATGTCCATCGTCACGACCTTGACGGCGCTCAGGTCGCGAAACTGCCCCAGCCATACCTCCAGGGCGCCGTCGTCTCGACGCGGATACATGTCCAAAAGCCGACGGGCCTCGATGTCCGTGAGCACAAGCCGCTGAATCTTGTGAATCATGGTCTCGTCCACGCCCAGCACCCTGGGAAGCCGGATTGCGCGACTGGACTGAAGCTCCGCCATCCGCTCGGCAGCCACCGCCCGCACTGTCTTCTCGTCGATGCCGACCTCGCGGGCGACATGGACGAAGGTGTGCTTCAGCGCCTGCTTGGCAATGAACTCCGCGCACCGCACCGTCATGCGGCGCTCGTCCAGAACGCCGCCCAGAGGTTGCAGGAACGTCTCGCCGCAGTCCCGGCACCGGTAGCGTCGCACCGTCGCCTCCAGCTTGGCTGCAAAGCCGCGCAGCGGCGCGTCCGCATACGTCGTCTTCTTGGTGCCATGCCTGTACAGCTTGATGCCGCCGCACTTGGAGCAGGCGATGGGCTCGTGCACGTATTCCGCCGAGAAGGTCTCTACCAGTCCCTCGGTCCTTTTGTCGGTCAGCGACCAACCTTCCATATCGAGAATGTCTTTCATCCTCGGATTTTAGTGTGGAATCGGTCACGTCGCGTGCTCAAGCTCAAGCGCGGGTGCAAACATCCTCGAAGGATGCCCGGAAATATTCTCGCAATGGTAATCACCCAGCCGGTCGACGACGGCATAGGCTCCGTCCGTCCATCCGATGAGATAGACCGTCTTCCCAGAGAACCTTCCGCGCCACGAAATCCAGGTGTTCCAATCGTCTTGCGTGCCATTTTCAAGGTCGTCGCGAAACTCAAGGGGCATTGCGAATTTAAGTTCAAACGTGCTCATGTGCATTCTCCTATTCCACACGAAATTCCGTCACATGAGTATACTTCAACATCGTGGTTTCCACACGTTATTCCGATTACCCTGAAATGGTGAGCCGCGAGCGCCGCGCGGCACGCGCCGCACTTGACCGTTACCAGGAGGCGGCGAACCCGCCGGCGGCGCTGGTGCAGGAGCTGCTCGGCGCGGTGGCTGCAATGGTCGCCACCGACACGGCCCGGAAGGTCTTGTTCGTCGTCGACGGATTCGCGCTGGTGCGCGAGCCGGTCAGCTTGTATAGCCGTCGCGGATCAGGCGCTTGAGGACCGGCTCCATCGCCGGATCTTCGGGCTCGCCCGCTTCACACCACTCGGCGAACGCGTTGATGTCGTCGGTGAAGTCTGGCTCGCCGCGCGCCTTGCGGATGGCATTGCGAGTTCCAAGGATGGCTTTCGCAGGACCGAGATAGGTATCGATCGCCTGGAAGAGTTCCGGATAGTTCGCCGGATCGAATTCTGAATTTTCCATGCCTGTGTTTTCGGCAGCCGTTCCAAAAACTTGAGAATCAACATGAGAGAACGCCCTATCCTGTTCAGCGGCGCGATGGTGCGCGCGCTGCTCGATGGCCGTAAGACGCAGACGCGGCGGGTTATTAAAGACCAGAAGATTGGCGAGAACTATTCGCACACGCTGACTGATGGCCGCGTTCATCTCGAATGGCTCGGCACTCCGTCCTGCGGCGCCGGCGTATGGGACGTGCCCGAACACAGCTCGCAGGTCGCGAGCCCGTATGGCGTGATCGGCGATCGTCTGTGGGTGCGCGAAGCATGGCGCGTGGGCAAACCTCACGACGAGACGCCGCCGCGTGACATTCTGCCGCCGCTGATCGAGCGCGGTCAGGGTGTGACTGTCCTATATGAAGCGGGAGGTTGGCGAAGCATTGGACCGGATGGCCGAGTTGAGCCCACCTATCCGGACAACGAACTCATGCCGAACTGGGCAGGAAAACGGCGCCCAAGCATGTTCATGCCGCGTGCTCTCTCTCGCATCACGCTCGAAGTGACCGGCGTGCGCGTCGAGCGCCTGCAGGACATTAGCGAGCAGGATGCGACGGTGGAAGGCGTAAGCATCGAAGCGGATGGCGATCCGATCTACCCCTACACCTATGCGTTCGCGAAGCTGTGGGAGCAATTGAACGGAAAGGGATCGTGGCTCGCTGACCCTTGGGTCTGGGTCGTCGAATTCCGGCGCGTCCAATGATCCGCCTAGCCCGCCCCTACCTCGCGCTGCTCGACGCACTAGATGCAATGGGCCGCGCGAACAAAGCCACAGACGCGCTCGTCCATCGCGCATGTTCGACATTCGCGACGATGGTCGCTGAGATCACCGGCGAGCGTTGCGTGATCCTGATTGGCGAAACACCTATTGCGAGAACACATGGAACCCACCATCAAAGACGTGATCGCGGGATTGCGGGCTGAGGCAAAGCACTTCCGCGAACTAGCCGCAGGAAAGCGACAACTGATACGCGAACTGAAAGCTCGGCCGATCGGAAGCAAAGACCCTATCGGCGTCCTGAAGGCACAGGGTCGACTGAGCGAATACGTCAAGGCAGCGCAGGACCGCGATGCGCGCGTCGCTGAGCTTCGCCTGCGTCTCGGTCAGAAACCTAAAGACTGACGGTTGCGAAACACCTATTGCGAGAGAGAAATGAGCGCTCAGTTCGATCCCGACTTTTACGACCACTACAAACAGCCGAGCATCATCTGCCCGCATTGCCGCCACGAAATGACGGACGACGAGATGAGGGCCAACCACTACGCGGAAGGCAGCGATGGCGACGACCTGTGGGCGCTCGCGCCGAAAGAGCGCCGCACGAAGGTGGTTTGCCCTTCCGTGCTCTGCGGCGAGCCGTTCTATGTGCAAGGCGGATACACGCCGACATACACCACGGCCGCCACCGAAGACGAACTCGACTCGCTCTGAGAGGAAAGCATGAGCAGATTGCCAAATTTGCCGACACCAATTGCCACGCTGAACGGTGTTGGCGTGTTCACAGAACACCAGATGCAGGGATATGCGAACGCCGCGCTTTATGAGGCGAATGTGTTGCACGAAGGCGCAGAGGCTGTCGAAAGCTTCCTTGCCGAGGTCCGCGCCGAATTGTTGCGCGCCCGAGCCAAGTTTCCCGGCGATCGAATCATGACGATTGCGCTTGCCGAAGAGTTCGGCGAACTGTGCAAGGCCGTGCTCGATGAGCCTGCGGCCAACGTGCGCAAGGAAGCGATCCAGACGGCCGTTATGTGCGCGCGCGTCGTTCTGGATGGCGACGGGTCGGTGAACGAATGGCGCGCTCAGAAGGGCCTGGACCCTCTCACCTCGCCAAGCGCGTGCCTCTCGTGCAAAGGGCGCGGATGGTTCACGAATCGCGACCTAGAGAACGAATGGCAGCAGGAATGTTACTCGTGCAACGGCACCGGAAAGGCTACCACCGCCTAACCCGCTGCCTCTCCGCAGCGACAACGATTAGAGGATTGATTGTGACTGACGAACAAGCATGGGAAGCGTATCTGAACGAGGCTATCCGGTTTTCCGTGTGGAAGGCTTGCGATGAGCAATAACCTTCTCCGTGTTGAAACGCGGCTCGCAGACCTCGCATACCAGGGCGCGTTTAGCGCGCTGTCCGCGAGTCACTGGCGGCAACGTGACGAGGTGCATGTCCTCGGCGCGGCACGGAAGCCCACAGTTCGCGCACGGGTTTCCTTCGTCCCTCAACAGGAACTCCAGCTTCAGAGGTTTCCTCTTCGGCGCGCCGGCGGCAGCCAGGATTCGGGCGCGCAGCACCTCGTAGCTGTAGCCTCGCCCAGCTCGGACGATGTGCTTCATCAGCCCATTGACCGCCTCGGTGTAGGCGTTCGTGTACGGGTGGTCGAAGTAAGCCAGAATCTCGGCGCGCCAGTTCCTCATGAGGCGCGTCAGTTCGGCGAAGTCCTTCTTCAGTGCCGTCGGAACATTCGCTATGAAGGCGTCGAAGGCCGCTTCCGCCTGCTCCTTGGGCAAGTCGTACAAGTCGTACAGGGCTTCCTTCAGGCGATAGGCTTCGGCCAGTTCGGGCTCGTTGTCGAGCCACATGCTCAGATTGAACCGTTGCTTCTCGGTCAGGTTGCGAGCCCGCTTGTTGAGCTGAACCTTGGAACGCACCCAGAATCGCCGCACTTCGGTCTGCTTCGCCTTGCCGAGCCGGATGCGAACGCTCTCCAGCGCGAAGTTGGCGTAGCGGACGACGTGGAACTTGTCGACCACGATGGCAGCGTGTGGCATCAGCTTCCTGACGGTCCGCTGGTACGGACGCCACATGTCCATCGTCACGACCTTGACGGCGCTCAGGTCGCGAAACTGCCCCAGCCATACCTCCAGGGCGCCGTCGTCTCGACGCGGATACATGTCCAAAAGCCGACGGGCCTCGATGTCCGTGAGCACAAGCCGCTGAATCTTGTGAATCATGGTCTCGTCCACGCCCAGCACCCTGGGAAGCCGGATTGCGCGACTGGACTGAAGCTCCGCCATCCGCTCGGCAGCCACCGCCCGCACTGTCTTCTCGTCGATGCCGACCTCGCGGGCGACATGGACGAAGGTGTGCTTCAGCGCCTGCTTGGCAATGAACTCCGCGCACCGCACCGTCATGCGGCGCTCGTCCAGAACGCCGCCCAGAGGTTGCAGGAACGTCTCGCCGCAGTCCCGGCACCGGTAGCGTCGCACCGTCGCCTCCAGCTTGGCTGCAAAGCCGCGCAGCGGCGCGTCCGCATACGTCGTCTTCTTGGTGCCATGCCTGTACAGCTTGATGCCGCCGCACTTGGAGCAGGCGATGGGCTCGTGCACGTATTCCGCCGAGAAGGTCTCTACCAGTCCCTCGGTCCTTTTGTCGGTCAGCGACCAACCTTCCATATCGAGAATGTCTTTCATCCTCGGATTTTAGTGTGGAATCGGTCACGTCGCGTGCTCAAGCTCAAGCGCGGGTGCAAACATCCTCGAAGGATGCCCGGAAATATTCTCGCAATGGTAATCACCCAGCCGGTCGACGACGGCATAGGCTCCGTCCGTCCATCCGATGAGATAGACCGTCTTCCCAGAGAACCTTCCGCGCCACGAAATCCAGGTGTTCCAATCGTCTTGCGTGCCATTTTCAAGGTCGTCGCGAAACTCAAGGGGCATTGCGAATTTAAGTTCAAACGTGCTCATGTGCATTCTCCTATTCCACACGAAATTCCGTCACATGAGTATACTTCAACATCGTGGTTTCCACACGTTATTCCGATTACCCCTGAACGAGCAGAAGCTAATCCTCGGGCTGCCGGGCCTGATGGCGAAGCCGAGTTTCATCGCGGGCTATCGCGCCGCTCTCGCCGCCTCGACCGCGAGCGATAAGCAAACGACGTTTCAAGCGCGCGTGCAGCCGTGGTTGATGGAATGCTTCGGCGCGATGATCGAGGGCGATCGCGAGGAACGGAACCACCGGTTCTTCGAAGAAGCTGGCGAACTCGTGCAGGCGTGCGGCATGAGCGCGAGCGAGGCGCATCAGCTTGTGGATTACGTCTGGAACCGCCCGGTCGGCGACAAGCATCAGGAAGTCGGCGGGGTCATGGTCACGCTCGCCGCGCTGTGTCTTGCGAACGAACTGGATATGCACGCGGCGGCTGAAACCGAACTCGCGCGTATCTGGACGAAGGTCGAAGCGATCCGCGCGAAGCAGGCCGCGAAGCCGAAGCACTCGCCGTTGCCGATCGCCGCCCCTCCCGCCAGCCAGAGAGACAAGCAAGAGGCGGTGGTGGACGACTTGCGGATGCTCGTTCAGCGATTAGTCCGCGCCCTCAACAAAGCCTCGCCGAGCAATGATCTTGGCGCGAAAGCACTGGACTACTTGGCGCGCAAAGGGCTTTTGGGATCGATCCTACGTGAAGACGAGTCCGCAGAGAGTGGGAAGGAAGATGCGGTCGCCAAAATCGTCAGCGCCGATGAATACGGCCCGATCATCGAATGGCGCACGCATTGGGTCGAATTGATTGGTGCGTCGCTCTATGTTGCCATGGAGCCGAAATGACCAGCCGCGAACGATTCGAATACGCTTGTTCGCTCATGCCACCGGGCCTTTGTTGGAACGAGGAGATTACGCCTGACACCGTTCTTTATATCGCCGCGTTGGTACAGCGCCAAGCGCTGGAGCGGGCGGCCCAGCGAATCGAGCCACGCAATGCACCGGATGACTGGACGGAATATGCGAAGGTCCGAGCGGAAGCAGCTCGCGAAATCCGCGCTCTGATAGACGCGAAGAGCGGCAAGGATTAATCGCGTTCCAACGGCGATCCGATAATGACGACTGCGGAGCTTGGACTGCGATTAACGAACGTCTGAACGGCGAGAAGCAGAAGGGCATTACGCGCGATCGCATCTTCTCCGGCTTTGCTTTCGAGCAAATGCAGCGCGGTCCCGGTGATACACCCAGACTTTTCCGTGCTTCCTTGCAAATACCCAATCTTTACGAAATCTCCAGTCGTCGGCTCGTCGACGAACCAAGCCTCAGTCACCGGTTCCATGGCTTCACCCGAAAAAATCAACTACCGAAGTATGCCGCAATTCGTAATCGATGAATTCTTGCGCGTGAGCCGCGCATATCTTTTGGAGCAAGATCAATGAACGCACTCGGAATCAAGCAAGTCGCCGAAAAGGTCAATCTCGGCAAATCGACGATTTACCGCATGATCGAGCGCGGTGAATTTCCGAAGCCATTCAATCTGGTCGGGCATCGAACCGCATGGCTCGACACCGATATCGATAAATGGCTCGCTGCACGCGTTGCAGCTGCGCGCGGCGAATCCGAACTGGAAACTACGCAGCAGACTGAGCCTTCGCTCCCGTGAAAGGCAATACGGCCGCGGTTTCTCCATCGCAGAAGCGCGCCCACTCCTCCATTAACCGGCGCCGCCGCTCGAGCATGTCTCCGCGGCGGTAAGCTGCGTCTGTCTTATCTGCCACCACGTGCGCCAGCGCCATGTCAGCGAGCGAATCCGGATACTCGGTGCAGTCGGCCACCCAATCCCTGAACGTCGATCTGAAACCGTGCACCGTGATATCCGGATAACCCATGCGCTCGAGAAGATTCAGCATGGCCATATTGGATAGCGGCCGGCCCTTTCTCTCGCCTGGAAACAGGTATGCACCGTCGCGCGGTTGGTCGATCGCCGACTGAATCAGCCCGATCGCGCGGTCACACAACGGCACGCGGTGCTCACGCTTTGCCTTCATGCGTTCGGCCGGCACGACCCAGAGACGATTCCTCAACTGGAACTCCGACGGCTGGACTTCAAGCGCCTCGGTTGTGCGTGCGCATGTCAGGATCGTGAGCTCGAGCACGCGGGCCGACAACCCCTCGCGAGAACGTAACTCACGCATGAATGCCGGAAGCTCGGTATACGGGAGTGCCGGATGGTGCCGAATCTTGTGCACCTTTCCTTCTGCGGGAAACACCTTGTCGAGGTGACCACGCCAGCGCGCTGGATTTTCGCCGGCACGCTTCCCGATCGCCTTCGCATAGTCGAGCACGCATTCTATGCGGCCACGCACGCGACTCGCGGTCTCAGTCTTTTTTGCCCAAATCGGCTGGAGCACCCGCACGACCATCGACGTGTCGACGTTGCGCACATCGATTTTGCCGATCACGGGAAACGCGTAGGTCTGGAGGGTGTTGGTCCACTGCTGCGCGTGCTTCGCGTTCTTCCAGCTCGCGCGATTGTTCGCGATGTAGTCGGTCGCAGCCTTTTTGAATGTCAGGCCGTCTGCTTCCTCGAGCATCACGCGTTCGCGCTCGGCATTGCGCGCTTCGATCGGGTCTTTGCCATCGGCGAGCGTTTTGCGGCAATCACTTGCGAGCGCGCGCGCCTCGGCGAGCGACACGTTCGAGAGCGGGCCGAGGCCCATCTCACGCGAGCGACCCGCTAACGAGAAACGGAAGATCCACGATCGCGATCCACTCTTCGAGATCTGGAGGTAGAGACCGCCGCCGTCGGCATAGTATCCGGGCGCAGATTCCTTCGCGACTTTCAGTGCGTTGAGTTTGTGAAGCTGTCGGTTGCTCGCCATTTCCTACCCACGTTCGTACCCACGTTTGATGGTTGGATTATGTGGGTAGAGGTGAGACGAGACAAGAACATTGACACCCCCAAAACCAGTAACACTGCGGCTTAGAGAGCGATTGGCGGGAAGGTTTGGGAGGGTATGGGATAACTCGGTGGCGGAGAGAGGGTCAGCACGAGAAGACCGTGTGACAAGGGTTTGCGGGCCGTTCGACGAGCTTACCCACATCCCTACCCACAATCGGTGAATCGCCTGTTGGCCAGCGGATCGATTGACATCCGGCGGCGACACACACAGCGTCAGAAAGTGGAACGTGGTGCCTTTTAAGGGCAGCCTGGGAAACGACGAAGCCGATTAGAAACGCATCGTCTGAAGTTGTTCCTCAACGAACCTTTGCATATCCTCGTCCGACGGCCGATATTTACCTTCCGGCACCGCGTCCCACGTAGCGCGCTGAAGCGCTATCAAGCGTTCGCGCTCGGAGCCTATCCTTCGCTCGCGGACGATCGCCCCGAGTTCGTCCAGCGCGGCGCGAAGCTCCCTTAACGAGTAATCTTGATCCAGGAACGTGAATGTTTCGGTTTCGGGGTCGTAGTGCCGGAGAATTCTCTCGAAAGATACGGACGCGCGTGGACCTATATTGGCGTCGACCATGAACCCGTCCCCGATAGATCCGAGCCACATATCCATCCGCTCGTCGATATGTTCCAGGTGGTTTCTGAGCGCCCGTTTTGAGATCAAATGCTCGCCTGAAATTCCAAGGCGCTTACAAAGTGCTTTTCCCCTTGTTTTCGAGTGTTCTTTTGACCTGGGGTCCGGGAACAGCATCTTCGAAGCATTCGCAGCGTGCTGAAGGAAATCAGCCGCCTCATCGTAGACGCCCAACACGTCCCGACGGCCCAAGGCCGCATGCAAGCGGATTTGAGCCGACATAGCGCAATTGATCTGCCGGGCCATCTCGGCAAGATAGATTTCCTCATGTCGTGGGTTCACTGTTCGCTCCGCGTATTAAGTGCAGTCGCACATAATAACTTCCGGCATTGACGGCGCGGGTCACGCTCCCTGGTAAATGTCACCTTGCGCGCCAGGCGTCGGCATATAGGGCGCACCTGCGTTATCACTTGCGACGCTTGCCGCCGGCGGCACCGCGACAGCGCTCGGCAAGCTACTAGCCGAAACTGGCACAGTCGGCACGACGGCCGCGGGCGTCCACGGTGTGTTCGCCCCTTCGGCGAGCGCCGCCGTCGACGTCTGCACGCTCTGCGCAAGTGCGGCCGCGTTCTTCTCGTTGCCCATGGAGCCACCGAAGAGGAAGTTGATCACGGTCTGAGCGTTGGCCGCGACATAGCCCACGATCGACCCGACGAGGCCCGAGATCGCGGCTACGACCGACACGTCCCTGATCGTGATGCCGCCCTCCAGAAGCCTCCACGATCCAATCAGCACCGCTGCCATGATCACGGCGAACGTGACCAGAACGAGCGCAGCGATCCACCAGAGCGCCCCGTTCGATGCGAGTTTCGATCGCGCATCCTGCCGGTCGCTGACTTCGGCCTGAAAGTTCGCGGTCTGCGCATCGAGCGTGAGCTTGAGCATCGTCTCCTGATGCGTGAGTTCGAACTGCCTCGCCTGCGCCAGTGCCTGGGCGTTGCCGGTGAGCGTGGCGAGAATGTCCTCTGGAGATGAGGACGGCGCGCCGATCTGCGAGGCAAGCGCCGCGCCGAGCGCCATACCGCCTGGAATGGGCAGCGCCGCTCCGAGTAGCGGCAAGCCAAGCTTCGCGAGCGCGGTGCCGAATGATTTAAGATCCATGTCAGGCCGCTCCCTTCAGCATGTTCTCGGCGATTCGATCCGTCCAGCCGCGGCTGAACGTTGGCCACGTCTTGAGGCCCTTGAGATATTTCAGCCGGTAGGCGAGGAAGCGCAGCGCGAACGCCTGTGGATCTGCGGCCGAGATCGCCGCGATGGTATTTGGCCCGAACTTGCCATCGACGGCCGCTCCAGCGGCCTGTTGCGCCCAGCGAACGGTGTCGCCGCCGTTATAGTTCGCATCGAGCATCTGGAACGCGATGCGCGGGTCGAACTCATCGAGGTGCAACGGATCCCAGTAGACCTTCTTCGCAATCTGCCTGGCCGTGTCGAGCGGCAGCACGCGCATATCTCCGATATAGCCGTTGACGCGTGCGACGCGTTCAGTTACGCCCCAGCGAGTCGCACCTCCGGGATCAGCCGGGTTGTTCACGTAGCCGCCCTCGTTCCCGATGAGGGCCGTGAATGCATCGTCGAATGAAGTCATAGCCGCCCCATCAAGAGAAGAACGATAACGACCGCGATCACGATGCCGACGCCGCCCGACGGGTAGACACCCCAACTCGACGAATATGGCCACGCTGGCGCAACGCCGACCAACAAGAGGATCAGCAGTATCAGCAGGATGATTCCGATGGACATGACTTCTCCTTCGCGCGCGACGGCGCTAGATTGAAACGCGATGTGTTCGGGGCTTTACCGGCGATTGCCGGCCCAGGGCTGCGGCGGGAACGCGGGATGCACTGCGGTCTCGAGTTTCTTGTCCACGGCTTTCGCGGTGCTCGCCGCTTCGTCTGCCTTCGTGGCGGCGACCGAAACCTTCTGCTCGACAGCTTCAGTCTTCTGCGCAGCGACGGTCGCCGCCGCAGCTGCCTGACGTGTCTGCTTGATAAGCGCTGCCTGACGCTCATCCGTCAGCTTTGCGCGGTCTCCGAGAAAGCGGAGCGTGTAGGCGGCTATCGCATTCGTGTCCTCGACCGACCTGGCGATTAGTTCCTGCGACTGCTTCAGCGATTCGTTCTGTGCCTTTAGGCTGCTAATCTCAACGGCATATCTCGCGTCGGCCGCTTCGGTTGCCGACGCCGCGGCTGTTGCGCGGGCAGCAGGAAAGCGGCCGAGCAGCTGCATCCGCTCGCCACGGTTGATCCAATACATGGTGGCCATGCCAGCAAAGAACACGGACACGCCAATGAGCAGGATGGCAATGAGCCCAGCGAAGCGCTTGTATGCCTTGCTGATTTGGTCTGTCACGTCGCGTCCTCTTTTCGGCGACCGCCGATTTGTGCTTTGAGCAGCTCGTTTTCGTTTTCCAGCGCTTCAATACGCCTTACGAGCGATTCGATCTTTCGACGGTCCTCGGCTCGATCATCTGCTGCCTGTTTTATGAAGCGACGCATCTTTGCGTCAGAGATCGCGAGAAGCCTGCGATTTCGGGTCTCACGCACAACCGATGCCTCGTACTGCTTCTTCCACTGGCTCGCCGATTCGAGAAGCAACTTCAGGCTGCCGGTGTCGGTTTCGTCTTGGGCGATATCGCGCTTCGCCTGTGACTCCGAAGATCGGACGTCGGAGAGCTGCTTTCGTAATTTGACGTATCGATCAATCAGAACGCCGGTGCCAACGAGTACCGATGCGCCGGCGCTTCCGATAATCGTCGCCAGTGTTGAATCCGTAGGCATACAGTTTCCTCGTTCGACGGCTCGACTGGCCCGCTCGCAAGTGCCGGTTATCCGGTCATTAAAAAAGCCGCTCAAGGGCGGCTGGACTTCGCAACGACCGCTATTCGCGGCTGGGGCAGTCGACTCGTATAAAATGCCGCCTTTGGCATTAATTTACGAATTCGTTATGAGGCGTTCAAATGGCCACTGAGCTCATAGTTGCCGGAAGTCATCACGCTAACTGCGGTCAGTTCAATATGCGGTTTATTGGATCCGGGGTTAATGAAGAACTGGCAACGAACGGCGCCATTTATAAGGTGACGTTACCAGAAGGAACAGCATTCATCCCTCCAAAGACTTTGGACGGCTTCCTGTTCGCCGTGATTTTCGAAGCGATGATGATCGGTCAACCCCTCCACGTTCATGGGACGCTCTCCGCGAAAGCGCTTAAAAACGCAGCCCTGTTCTGTGAGGCTTGGCACAACATGCTGCCAGCTGATTACACGCCCATAGAAATCACGGCAGACAGAGTACTGACGAATCGCGAAGCCGCATCGAACGTTACGGATAAGGCCGTCTCGGCTTTTTCAGGCGGCCTCGACGGCATATTTACTGCGCTTCGACATCGCGAGCGCGATCTGCATGCAGGCTCGCACGAGCTGGAGACCGTTGTGATGGTGCACGGGCTCGACGTTCCTCATACAGATGTCGAAGGATTTACAAAGCTGCAACAGCGCATGATGCCGCTCATTGACAAGCTGGGGCTCACATGCACGACCGTTTACACTGATTTTCGTCCACTGAATCGACAGCTGTGGGGAATGAGCTTCTCGGCGCAACTCGCGGCTTGCCTGCATCTGCTGTCTGGCACATCCAGCTTTGGCCTGGTCGGCAGTTCCGAGCCGTACGGCGACCTTGTTCTCCCATGGGGCTCGAATCCGGCGACCGACTATTTGTTGTCGGGCGCCGAGATGGAAATCGTCCATGATGGAGCGGGCTTCACTCGGACCGAAAAAGTCGAGCGCGTTGCGCAAGACGCAGTTGCGACGCAAACCGCTAAGTTTTGCTGGGAGGGCTCCGCAGATCGAAACTGTGGCTTCTGCGAGAAGTGCATCCGCACGCGCTTCAACTTCTTGGCGGCCGTCGACGACCACTACCCTGCGTGCTTCGATCAAGAAATCGATCTTTCTAAGGTTGGGAACCTCAACCTGAAAACAAAGGCCGTCTACACGGAGTTCAAGACAGTGCTGCGGCACGCAGAGAGGCAGAACCGTGAAGGTGAGTGGGTAGAAAGCCTCCGCGCGCTGCTTGAACGTCACGCGCCCCAATTCTGCGATGCGCCGCCTACGTCAGGGATGACGCCTCCGCTGCCTGTCAGCGTAGAGCCCGCAATGGACGAAGCGCCGAAAGATGAGCCCACTCCCAATGCCGTTTCAGCGGAACGCCCCTCGCTCTTACGACGGATCCTGGGCAGGTAGCATCGAGGTGCGCTCAGTCATTGCGCTTTTGGTGGCGTGAAGCTATCGCCATCGTATAGCCAGCCTTGCTCGGGCGTCGGATCAAGATCGGTCACATCAACGCACGCGGCGACGAAGTCGGCCGTATAACGTTCGCTTATGGGAACATCCCTCCCTTCCGGATCGGTGTAGGGTGGGATGATCTCAAATACCTTGCCATCGAAGATGTGTGCGTAAATCGCCATCAGATGCTCCCGTATTCTTCAACGATGCAGAAAGCACCACCGCCCTGACCACCAGTGAGGGCTGCGGAATTTGCGATCTGAGCCGTTCCACCCCCACCCCCACCCGCCCCTACTGCAGCCGCGCCAGCTGCGCCACTACCTACCGGCGGCCCGCCACCGCCCACTACCGACGATCCGCCTCCGCCTGCCGCGATTGAGCCCGATGCTAAAGCGAACGCATATCCGCCCCATGCACCTGGAGTGGCAATAAGGTTCCCGCCGGTCGGTGCTCCGCCGTTGCCCGTTGCGCTTGGCGAGAAAGGCGGCACAGACGGTCCTGCGATCGTACCGCCCACACCGCCCGGCGCCGTCATAAGCGAGCCGAATGACGCAGCCGAACCGTTAGCCCCTGCAGAACCAGTGTTGCCCGCTGGTCCCGAAGGCGTCGTGACCGTGGCCGAAGAAGGAACAGATCCGCCGGTGTAATACCCCTCAGCGAACGAGCCAGACGATCCACCGGAGCCGATCGACACCTGACTGGCGCCCGTCGCAGGGGCTCCCCCACCGCTACCGCCGCAGCCGACCAAGCGGACCCGAATTGCGGTTGTGCCGGTTCCTTTCGTCCATGTGAATGTGCCGCCCGAGTACTTCGTGATGCGCAGCAACCTTCCGGGAGTAGCATTCTTGAGGTTCGCCAGAAGCGTCGCCGTCGTGCCGTCATCGGTCGAGTTGACGCCTGTCTCATCGGCAATGAACTGCGCGAGCACGGCGGCCATGATGCTCGACTGGCGCCACGTCTTGTTGAGCTGCTGGGATTTCGCGATACCGCTCTGATAACCAGATGAGACCGCTGGGAGGGCCGCATAGTCGGTTTGTGAGAGGACGTTAGCTCCCACTCCCGTAGCGAACGGGAGGAAGTCATTCGTTGCCATTGATGCTCCGATTGTTAAGCTGAGACGGCCCAGGATCCGACATCGAATCCGGAGATCAGGTTGTTTTCGACATCGAAACCGAACAATGGCGTGTTCGTCACGGACGGCACGAAGTACCCGTTGATGTGCACGGCTTCCGGTTTCAGTGGGATATAGCCGCCGCGCAAAAGCGCGAGAAACAGCGCGCTCGGCAACGTACCCGCGATGCCATAGTCGATCGACATATCGCCGTTATCGACGATGAAAACGTAGGTTCCACCGTCGAAGATGCTGTTCAGGATCGCAGCCGAAGTGCCGAGCGTCCCGTCCCAACTGTTAGCGCCGATCTTGGCGCGAATCAGCAGCCGATAGGTCTCGTCGTCGAGAGAGACGACGCCTGCCGTCGGATCGAATGGCCCTTGCCAAACGCCCTGATCAAAGCCAAGGCCATCTGTGTCCAATGAAAAATAGACGCCGCTCAGAGGCGTCTTCACATTGCGCGTGATGCCAATCCACAGACCTACCGCGTCGAGCTGCACGCCGACGGCCTGATCAAGATCGAAGGCAAACGGAATGCTCAACTCGACGTTCTGCAGGTCGACGATGCACTGAACGAGCGCCGACAGCGCCGCAACAAAACGGGGTTTGTCCGCGTGCTCGCTCGTAACGAGCCCGGTGTAATCGGAGATGTCTGCCATATCACGTCGCATTCACGGTGACGCTCGCCGGCGTGCACGTTGCCGACTGATTGAAAGCGAGCGGAACATCTGGCGTCCCGGCACCGCCCGGTCCCGAGATCGTGAGAGACGTGATCTTGAAAGTGTTGCCGCCTACCACACCCTTCGCCGCGGCGACGCACGCGTCCCATTCGACCGCGGCCGCTGATCCACCGCCGATCGCCACGCTGTTCACATAGTCGGAGATCGCTTGCTGTATCCGAGCGCCCACCGTCGATGAGTACCCCGCCAGCGCCTTGAGATTCACCACGGCGATGATTGCTTGCGGAGTCGGCCGGAAAAAGCTGATCGGATGCGGAATGCCATAGACGTCAGTGACTGTGACCGTCGTCGTGCCGTAGGTGCCGCCACCTGGCGTCTTCTTCGCAGCGATCGCGTTCGCAATGGCCGTCGCGTCGCCGCCTTCTACGACCAGAGCGATGACATGCGGCGGCAGCCCGTTCGAATCGATGACGTTCGTGTCGTTCTCGTAGGCTGCGACCCGCGTGACGCCCGTGATGGATTTGACCGCCCCGATGATGCCGTCGAGCACGGTTAAGGACGGCAGAGCGGTCGACGATGATTGCCGCACCCGAAGATCGGCATCTTCTTCGACCGGGTTTCCCATCGATGCAGAACTCGCGTTCGTCACGGTCTGCCAGCCACGCGTGGGCGTGGCGATAGTCGTGACGGTATTGGGCGCGGCGCTCACTGCGCCAGCCGTCTCGCATGTCGCAGTGACCGTGATCTGCCCGGCGCCAGGGATCGTCACCGAGGCCGGTAAATCCCATTTCACTTGGTTGGTGTCCTGCACAACGCCATTCGTGATCGTCGTGCCGACAACGCCGACGAGCGTTACATCGACGGTCGAGTTGCTCGGCACCGCGCGCGCAATGCCGTTGATCTTTACGACACTCGACAGGTTTGCGCCTTGCGCTGTCGCGGGCGAGAACGCGTTATACACGCTGACCGCAACCGCGTTGGCGTCATTGATCGCGCTGGCGAAGATGGCCAGCAACTGGCCGTCCTTGCTGTCGTTCTCAAGATACGCATCCGGGCCATAGATGCTCTGATACTTCGACTTCAGAAAGTCGAGGATGTCCGAATAAGCCGGCGCAGTGATGCCCGTCGCGTCGATCGTCGGAGCGGTGGTCGTGATCATAGAGTCGTCGCAATCGGCGCAGGGCCATATAAGGTTGTGATGGTCGCGGACACACTGAGTGCCCGGCTGCCGCCATCGAAAGAGCTCGAATACGCCGTGATCTCCTGCACGCCTTCTGTGCCTAGAATGCGATCACGAATGACGGCGTCATAGGTCTCCTTCGTATACTTTCCGAGCACCTCGGTTCGCCACGGTGTGCCGTCTGTCGTGTCGAGGTACCACTCGCCAGTGAAGAGTCCAAGGCGCGTCTTCACTGCCTGCGCGACTGCCTCCGGTACGTCCTGATAGAAGTCGGCCAGGCCATGGCCGAACACGTAGTCACCGGCCGCATCTTCCTTGCGATAGCGCATATCTCATGTCTCATTGCGGCGGCCCGCCCAATCCTGAGCCACCAGAGTTCGTGTGCCTGTGCGTGCTGCTGATGTCGTGGCCGTTCGACGTCAGCGTGCCGACGAAGTTGATCGCACCTGTGATCGTCGCGGCAATGCCGCTGCCGATCGAGCCGACCATTCCGCCAGCCCACGTCAGAAGACCCTGAATGGTCACGGCCGCCGAGAACGTCGACAGTGGCGCGACAACGTCAAAGCCGCCCGGAGCGACTATCGTCACTTTTTGCGACGCGGCATTCAGGTCGATGTACGTTAAGCCGTCATTGCTGCGCAGCTGCGCGGCCGTAGTGCTTACGCCGGAAATCTTCGTTGCCTGGGAGAAGAATCCGACGAATGCGAAGCCGTCGCTCAGATCGTGAATGCGCGGTTCCATCGGCACCTGAACTCCGCCCGATTGCCACCACGAATCGATGCAGCGCGCGGCGAACACGACCAGGCATTCGTCACCGGCCGCTACGGGAAACGTCAGCGTGCAGTTGCCGCCGCGTGGAAAGTGCACTGGCACGTCGACGAGCAGCGGCATATCGACGAAGCGCGCCTGCCCGTCGATCCCGGAAACAACGCCCTTGATCGCAATCTGAACCGTGGCGGTCAGCGCCGACTGGTCAAATGAATCGATGATGCCTGGCATCGACGTCCAAAGACCACTGCGAAGTCCGTCCATCGCGATTCGGAGGGTCTCTTCCGGGTCGCTAATTCGTTCCCTGTTGTCCATCAATCACCGCGTTCGTGAATGTCGCCGTGCGCGGCGCGTTGCTCGGATTGAAGCAGACCATCTGCGTCTCCCACGCATTGCCGCGCGTGTCGCCCGCGTGCGTGAGCGAATACACGACGTACACGCCGTCGTTGCTGAGGTCCGGGATGTTGTAGTCGTCGACGTTCGTGGTCTGCGGATTCACGACCTTGCGCTGCGTGATGCTCGCGTTATCGATCTTCACGCGGCCGCCGGTGATGATGTTCGAGTTCATCAGGCAGCGAACCACGACGCCGTCGAGCGTCTGAACTGGGATGCCGATCGTGCCGGTGTCGGCTCGCAGGATGACAGCTTCGTCCGGCAGATACCCATTTAGCGGTATGACGTGCAGCTGTCCATCCTTGAAGTACCACCGCGTGCCGGTCGCCGCGGCAAAGCTGCGCATATAGTCGCGCGCCATGCCGTAGCAGACCTTGCCGCGCGGCGCCGCAGATGACGAGAACTCAGGCTTGTTGCCTCCGTCGATGCCGTACGGTCCGAACGACTGAAGCAGCGACTTGTAATAGTCATCTGGCTTCCAGCCCTTCGCGAGCGTCGTGTTCATCACCGCATAGTTATAGGCCGTGTCCGAGTCCTGCGCGACGATATCCAGATAGGTGTCGGTCGCGCTCTCGCGCCCGCGGGAGTACTGCCCGACGGTTCCGCTAAAGATCAACCCGAAGTTGCCGTCGTAGCCAGCCTGGAGTACGACGCGCGTGAACTCATTCTGAATTCGCTGGACGGTCTCTTCGCTTGCGTTATACACGCGTATGCGTGCGTGCCGCAGCGTCTGGGCCGTCGAGCTCCACACCGCGAAGTTCAGGTGCAATTCCGACAGGTCGAGACCTTCCCCCGCGTCGGAGCCGATCAACAGGCTGACCTTCCGGATATATTGCTGTGTCATTACGAGGATAGATCAAATGAAAAAGCGTTTCTTAGCTGCCATGCTCGTCGCGCCCTGCATCGCGCTAGGACAGACCTACTCGCCTCAAAGCGTCAAGCTCTTGAAGCTCGCGCTCAATGAGGACTACGGCGTTGCCGTCGCAAACGGCAAAGCTGCATTTTATTGGGGCGTGAAACACTTCGACTTTGATACTCAGGCAGCGCAGATCGCCAAGGAATATCGATCATCAGTCACAGAAGCCACTGCGAAGTACGACGGACGGTGGATCAAGATCAACGGGCCGGTCGATCGGCTTGACGTCGATAGATCTGGACTCCCATTCGTGGATCTTGGCGTGTTTTCGGATTCCTCCGCAGACATTCGAGCAACGTTCGAAAGCCCCGCGTCGTTTCTGAACGGACAGGCAGGCCCGATGATCTGCAAGGTGTCCGGCACCCACAACCAAAAGCCGGTGTTAAATCAGTGTCGTTATCAGTATCTGCTCGGTGCTGATCGAGCTATTCCGCCATTCATCGATGAACCGATGAACGATTGGTTATCGAACGGAACACCGCCTTGGTTCGCCCCATCCACTGGACAACAGAAGGCGCTTTCGTCGATGGCAACCGCACTTGACGAAGTTGCCGACAAACCGGAATGCCGCGCAGGGTTGTCATCGCAGTCGTGTCAGGACATCTTCATGCGGACCATCCAACGAAATCACGATGCCACGAAGTAAAGATGCGATGCCGTGCCGAGGTTATCGAACGTCGGCACAGCTGCCTCATCGCCGTCCGTCTGCACCCATAGTTCGCCACCTATGCCGAGATAATCGTATTGCTCGAGCAGATCCGCGCCCGTCACCAGCGGAACCCCGCTCAAGACCCTGTTTGCCGCAGCATCCGCAATGTCGAGGTACCAACCACCCTGCGGCGCATCGCGCCACATCAGTGTGAGCTTGTACGTGACACCCGAAAGCGCGATCTGAAACGATTGTGGCGAGTTGCTTAGCGGAATCTCATAGATCGCCATTACAGGCCCAACGAAGAGGTGATTGCGGTTTTCGCGCGATACAACAGACTCGCGGCGGGTTTCTCTTGCGGTTGCTTCGTTCCGGAGTTCTCGACGCCGGCTGTCTTCTCCGGGCTGGCCTGCGCATCCGCCGGCGCCAAAGTGACGGTACTCGTGTCAACGATGATGATCTCGCGCATCGTTGCCGTGACGATCAGCACGTTCTCCGTCTGCATGTCCGTGGTCTCGGACAACGTCGCAATCAGCATGTTCGAATACGAGCGCTTGCCGGTGACCAGGTCGAACGGCACGCGCGAAGCCTGTATCGCGAGCAGCTGCTGATAGATGGCGCTCGGATCGATCCCGCCATTTAGCAGGCTCAAGCCGAGTCCGCTCGCTCCGAAACCATAGTGCACCGTCACCTGAGCCGGATTCTTGAACGCGTGGTCCGTGATGGCCGCGCCACGCTCGACGGGGTGATTCGTGATCGTCAGTTCGTCGGTGTGCGATTCCTCGATGACGACGTTCGGAATGATCCCGGCTAGAGAGCGGCCGCGCTTGAGCAGAACCGTCTGCAACACATTCACACCGCCGAGAATGGCGGCGTTGCTTAGGATGCTCATTGCGCAACCGTCCTCACGTTACGAACCAACCGTTGATTGACGCCGTCTTGCTGACCCGCGACCGCCTGCCCGGTCGCCTCCGCGTTGCCTCCTCCTGCCACGTGGATCGTCGTGCTCTGACTGATGGAGACGGGCCGATCCGGCGCGGCGGCTGCACGAGCGCCGGACGCGGCCGCGAGCTGCTCGGCGCTGTAGGGGTTTCGCCCGTTCTCGACCTGAATGATTGCTCCCATCAGGCCTTGAAGTATTGCAGGGTCGTTCAGGTCAAGTCGCGTGTTCGAATCTACGCCGAGCCGTCGCGACACAGATCCGGTGTAACCAGGTGTGTCGTTTTCGATCGACGGCGCGTACTTCGAGATGACCTTGCCAACGGTATCGATGCCACGTTGCCCATAACGGCGTAGCTGCGCAGCAAGCGCCGCAAGGCCTTCCTCCGCAGTGCGGAACCGAGCGAAGCGCGGGTTTGCGTGATCCTCAAGCGACGCGCCGTTTTGGCCACGGTACTCAAGGTTGCCCGGGTTATTGTTCCGGATTCCGCGGGGAAGCGACGAATCCGTGCCCACGGGTTCGTCCCAGGTGCCGTTGCCGAGATCTATCCGACTCGCGTCCCAATCTCCAGATCCATTGCCTGTGTCCACCTCAGAGGATCGCCGCTGCGCATCAGGCGTCAGACGAGCGCCGCCACTATCCTTGTAGGCATCGACATCAGCTTGACTGTTTCCGCCACCGGCGTCACCCGCGTCGAGCGCCGCCTTGACCTCCTCCCAATCATCGGGAAGTGCCGACCAATTACCAGCCCAGGCATCCTGCGCCATCTTCCCGAGCCCGCGCAGCGCGCGCCCCAGTTTGCCGAGGCCGAACATGGCGTTATTGATCTGATCTTCCCAGACCGACCAATCAATGAGCGATTTGCCGCCTTCGCGCCACGTCCTGTAATCGTCGTACAGGGTGAGCAGCGCAAGCGACAGGGCCGTGAGCCGCCCGAGCGGTGTCGCGAGAAAAACCGCGTTCAGAACCTTCCAGCCGACGACGAGAGCCGCGATGCCGGCGATGACCTTCTGCGTGCCCTCATCCAGCTCGTTCCACCCGTCCACTACGGTGTCGACGGCCTGTATCGCACGCAATGCCATCTGCGAGACGATATCGGCAAGCCAGAGCACACCCTTCGTTACGCGATCGATGATGTCAGCGATGCGCCCGAAGTTCTCTACGAGCTGCTCACGAAAGCGCCGGATATACGCCGTCAGGCGCTCGCTGAATGACGTGGAGATGCGCTGACCGACGATTGCGATTGCAGACGCCAGCGTGCGCGTCTCGACCATGAATTCATGGCTCTTCTTCGTCGCATCGCCGAGGTTGAGGCCAATCTTCCCCAACATATCGCGGTATTCATCGCCGAAATCACCCAAGCCCTGGCGCAAGGCAATGAGCGTCTTCTCGTCGATGCCGAGCGCCTGCGCATAGGCGTTCGCCCGGTAATACGGCATGTTTGCGAACTGCTTGCCGAGGTCGCGCAGGATCTCGGAAGTGTCGCGCAGCTCGCCGTTCGCGGTCTTCGTCTGAACGCCGATGCTTTGGATCAGCCCCGCGGCGCCGGGTGTGTTTCGCATCAGCCGCGCGAGGTTCTCGATCGATTCGAGCGCTGCGCCCGCGCTCGATCCCATCTGAGCGAGCGAGAAGCCGAAAGCACGGATGTTTTCGGCGGAGGCTTTCGTGCGCTGAGAGGCGAAGTACAGACGCTCAAGGTTGTCTTCGATCGCCGTGACGCTGGCCAGCACTGCGGACGATGCCGCGGTGATGCCCTTAACGAACGACTCGAGTCCGGCCTTTTCGATCTTGAAGCCGAGCGACACCAGGAACTCGCGGATGATGTCCTGCTCTGCGGCCATAACTATTCTCGCGGTTGCAGCGCTTGCGCCTTCTGGCGGTTGATTTCGATGACGTCGAGCGCCTCGTTCATGCGCGCGACGTCATGCAGACCGATCTTTCCGGACAGCATGCTTTCGTAGAGGCACATACCGCGCACGCACGGACGCATTACCCAGTCCTCCTCATCCGTCATCGAGGCCCATTCGATCACGCTTGCGCCGGCGCTTCGGCTGGGTTGCTCGCGGTCTGCTTGGCGAGCAACCCTTGAATAAAAGGCCCAAGGTTGTCCCAAATGACCTTCATCGCAATCTGCGTCATCTGGGGCAGCTCGATGTCGTCGAACATGAGCGCCTCGTTACGCCAGATCGGAGCCCAGTCTTTACCCTGCTTGCGCTGAACGACCGCCAGGCAGTTCGCGAACAGATACTCGACGTCGGCATCGGTCATCTCGGCCATCACGTTGGTGACGGGCTCGATCGCCTTCGCGATCAGGTCGATATTCGCGACGCCAAGCGCAGCGCCCGCCGGGCGATTCGCCTGAGCGATCGCAGCGAACGCCGGCAGTACCTTCGGCACGAGCGGCGCGATCTTGCGCGAGACGTGCAGCTGCTTGAAGGTGTCTAGCTTGCCGCTGCGGTACTGCACGCCGTTGATTTCGAACTCGGTCATTGCTGGTACGCCCCAAGCATCGAATCGATCTTGATCACGTCGAACACCCACGTGACGATATCGCCGTCTTCGGCGTAGTTCAGATCGGGAATCTTCTGGAATGCACACTGGCGCCCGGTCGTGAGATCGCCGGAGGCTTTCTGCGTCACCGTGATCACGTTTTGCCCCCAGAGCGTCGAGCTCACGGCCTGTGCGGTCGCCATGGCCATCAGTTTCTGATTGATGGGAGCCGTCTTAAGGTAGCGCAGCGTGATCGTTCCCGACTTGTCGGCGCGCAGACTGTGCATGCCTTCGCCATCGGAGCCGACCAGCATCGCGTTCTTGTTCGCCGCGCGCTGAACCGAAATGCCTTCCTTCGCCGTCGCCTGGCCATAGCCGAGCGCGAAGCTTCCGCCCGGACCCGTGATTGAGGCCTGGACGTCTTGAAACGAATAGGTGCTCATCCAGAACCCCGCTTATCGATTGACGTTGATGATGACGTTCGCGCTATGCACTGCGCCCGCCAGCTTGATTGCGCACTGCATCGCGACCGCCTTTCGAGCCTCGCGATCAGCCTGAGACTGGCTCGACACCGGAGGCGTGTAGACGTAGTACCCCTTGTCGAGCGTGTCGCCCTGCGCGAGCGCTCCGAAGCCTGCGGAGTTCCATACGCCTGGCGCGATCAGGCCGTTCGTGACGCCCTGCGCGAGGCGCGCGGACACCACGTTGGCGAGGATCTCGTTGCCGGCGTCGGTCTGCGGAATCTTCGTCGGGCTGGTATAGAGCGCGTTGTAGACGGCCGTCTGCACGTCGTTCTGCGTGAAGTCGAGGCCGTGCACTTCGTCGAAGAACGAACCGTCCGACATCTGGCCTTCCTGGATGATGGCCGTCGAATTGTTGTAGTTCACGAAGACATTGCACTTCTTCGCCTTCAGCGTCGCCGCCTGCGTTTCGGTGAGAGTCTCGGCGGTCACGCCGGGCTCCTGCTTGAACTTGAGCGTGATCGTCGTCTTGTTGCCGGTGAAATCGACGGTGAAGGCGCGACCGTACATCGAGCACACAGCGTAGGGGCTCGACGACGAATACTGGATGAACGTGCGTCGATATTTCGCGGCCGCCAGCACATAGGCGAGATCCGTCGTGGACGTCGGATCGAGCGTTGCGGACGCCTGCGTCGTGATGCCGAAGATGCGATTCGGGCTCGCCGCTTCGACGAAGCCGGACACCGCGATCTGATCCGCGTCGACAAGTCCGATCGCCGCAACCGCGAGGCCGTACCAGTCGTTCGAGATGTTCGCCAGCTGCGCCACCGCCGAGAGCAACGTCTCGGCGGCAATACCGGCGACGGGTGCGGATGCTCCGCTCGCCGCGGTCAGGCCGAGCAGCGTGGAAACATCCGTCCCGGTGCCGGCCGATGCATAGCCGACCGTCGAGGTCGCGCCTGTCGTTTTGCTGACGATGTCGAAGCGCTGATTGTTTGCGCCCCAGACGGCGTTCGCAGCCGTGCCAAGCGCAGTCGCGATGATTGCTGCCACGGCGTTCAGGTTTGCAGCTCCTGAGAAGTTCAGGCCGGTCACGTTCTTGACGACGCCATCGATCGTGATATTGAAACCGCCGTTCGTGATCGCCTGGAAGTTCGCGATCGCCTGTTGCGAGGTCGAAAGGCGCGCACCGTGCAGCACACCCGACGTCGCCGTCTGTGCCCATCGCCCGATGTACAGCAGCGAAGGCTGCGGCGACTGCGAGAAGAAGTTCGTTGCCGCGAGATATTCCGGCGCCGTCTGGCCGAAGTCGTTGCCGACAGCTATGAGCGTCGTATACGCGCGAATGCGTTCATTCGTGTCGATGACCGACGAGGAACCGAGCACGAGGAGCGCACCGAAGTTTCGGACCGCGGCCGCGATCGGCGACATGTTGATCGTCACATTGACGACGTCGCTGACAGAAAGTCCCTGAGACATGAATATTTCTCCGCGATCCGATTAAGGGTTGTCGCTGTGATAGTCGGGCTGTGCCGACAGGATGTTCAAAACTGCATACGTGCGCGTGATCGCGCGCCGGAAGTGCACAATCAGGTCATACCGACGAATCCACTGCTCATTGACGAAATCGGGAGCCGCTCGGATGCCGCCGATGCTTACGAAGGCCATGCCGCGTGCTTTGATCTGCTCGATGTTCTGCGGAACGCTCAGCCCATCGACGAGCAGCTGCGCATAGCCTTTCGCGCCCGGCCCGTAGAACGAGCACAGCACATCGATGCTCTGATGACGGATATAGGTGTCGCTGCCGTCGCCAGCGCTGTTGTGCTGGAGCACGGGCGATGCATCCGGGTCCTGCTCATTCACACCGATCGCACACCAGTTGACGTTCGCTTCCGGCTGTTTCGGCACAGTCGGCTGCCAGCGCGGCCGCACCAACGACCCGGGCAACCCAGTCACGCCGACAACAAGCTGCTGAAAGATCTCATCGAGCGCAGCATCTTCCGGAGGAGGTTGCGCGTCTACTGGCGCTAGATAGCCGCCGGTTGAGGAATCGTTCGCCATGGGTTCAGCCTGAAAGGGGCAGCAGGTCGCAGCTGGCGCAGATGAAGCCCGCGCCGAAGGTGCTGTAGTCGTTGATACTCGTCACGACGTACTTATCGCCGTTCCACACGATCTGATCCGAATCCACGCCATCCGGGCCGCCGTTGGTTAGGCGAAACACCGTATGGACGAGGATCGAACCGGAGACGTGTGAGCCGGCGGCGAGCCGTGCCAGTTCCTTGCCGCTGTCCGCCGTCACGACGCCGACGAATGACACAGTCTGTGTCGCGTTCACTGCAATCCCGTCGTCACCAACGGTCTGCGTCTGGCGAATGCACGTGAGCGTATCCGCGAAGTCCGGATCGAACAGGACCTCGGTCACATCGAGCAATGGCATGGCTACTTCTTCCGGATGACGTACGTAATCGCGTTGCGCAGCTGGCCGGTATCGATCAGCGTGTTCTCGCGCGTGACGCCGCGCGCGCGCCGTGCAGCGAGCGTGCGTCCGGACAGCTTCGGCTGGATGTTGCTGTTGATCTTCGCTCGAGCGGAGTTCTGGCCCATCATGCCGGCCGCATGCAGCTGCTTCTCTGCCTGCGACAGGTCGCCACTCAACGCGCGCTGCGCGGCGACCTTCAGCCGATCGGCCGCCGGCTTCTGGATGTCCTGCACGCCCGGGATCAGGAACGGGCGCGCCGGGATGTTATTCGCCGGCGAACCGAATTCCTGCACGTACCCGATCAGCGCATTGGTCGCCGGGTCGCCAGACTTCCGATCCGTGTTGCCCTCCGGAATCCCGACGAGCACATCTTTGGCGCCGAGCTCGTTGATGGCCTTGATGATGCTGGCCATCTTGTCGACCGTGATCTTGACTGGCATGACTTCAAAGCTGGTAGCCGCCCGCGCCGAACATGCGCGCCAAGGCGAGGTAGCGAATGCCGTACGAGGTCAGATTCCAGAACGCTGCGTCGGCATACTGCGTGCCGGCCGTGTTGTAGCTGACGCTGACCTTATCGACGGACTTCGACGCGACAGGTCCAGACACACCGCCAGTAGCGCCGCCAGCCGCGCCAGTCTTCTGATCGCGCAATGCGATCGCGAGCTGGTGCGCGGTGAGAAGCTCTATCCCGATGTCCGTGAGCTCGTCCCAGCGCGCGGGATCGACCATGGCCGTTGAGACCTTCAGCCAGAAATCGATCTGCCCATCCGAGACGTTTGCGAACTCAGGAAAGTCGGCGCGGAACTGGTCGGCGTCCATCAGCCTTTCGTCGGTGCGCGGACGGTGTCGCCCGCTTTGGTTGCGTTCTCGGCTTGCTTCTGTGCGTCGGCATCCTTCGAGTTGCCGGCCGGTGCTTTGGCCGCCTCGTCGATTCGCTCCGACTGCTCATCGTCGGCGGCCTGGTCGTCGAGATGAGCCTTCGTGTACCAGTGCTCGGCGTCTTCCTTCGCGATTGGATCGCCGACGGCGTAATCGACGGTCGAGCCGTCATCGCGCGTGAGTCGGAATGCCTTCTTTGCGGTCAGCTTTGCCATGGTTCCCTCCTCAGATGCCGTCGCGATACGCGATGAGTTCCGGATAGACGATCTCGACAGCGCCGAGGCGTCCATAGTACGCGACATACTGGTGAATGCCACGGAACTGCAACGGGGTACGTTGCAGCGGAACGAGCGGGAATCGGACCTTGCTGCGCTCCTTCGTGTACGCGACCATGCGACGCGTGCTGCCGACGCCCGCCGTTTCCAGCCACTTCACAGGCAGGATTTGCAGCGGCGTGCCGTTGTTCGCCATCGCGATCGAGTTCGCCTTCAAGAACTCGAGAATGCTGACGTTGCCGGCTGTGCTGACCTTCGTCGACACAAGATTCGCGAACGACGTCGGCGGCACGAGCAAGCGCGTCGGAACGTACGCGTAACCAGACGCAGCCCACGCAGCCGTAAGCGTCGTATTGACGTCGGCGAGGATCTCGTCCGGCGTCTTCTGGGCCCAAAGAGGCGAGCCGCCAGCGCCATTGGGCACGTTCGTCGGCGTGATCAGCGGTGAGTTCACGAGGCCATACTGACCGAGGCCAGCATCGCCGGTGTACACCTGCTCGTCGACGTCGAAGTTGTACTTCCAGTTCATCGCCGTGACCTTGTCGGTGTCGATCGGGCGCCCGACCTGCATCGACGAGGCGAGCTCGAACATCGACCAGCCGAGTTCCATACCCCACGGGGTCACAGGCGTCGGTACCTTCGCGTTGTCCACGCCTACGCCCGTCAGAGCGGTCGTGGTCTTACCGATCCACGACTTCTTCGAGACAGCGGTGCCGTCGGGAGCGGCGAATTCGGTTCGGGTGAACGACGAGAAGTCATCGGCGAGCGTGATGTCTTCACGCAGGTCGATGTCGCGGGACCAGGTGAACGAGGCGAGCGGCGCGTGGAGTTCGGGATCCAGCCGCTCGAGCTCGCCGATGAGGAATGCGCCTGCGCTGTCGACCGTGGCCGCATCGAACGTCTGCATCGCGCTGTCCATCGTGCGTGCGCGGATGATTGCCGGAGCGCCGCGCAGGGCAATGCCGGAGGCAGTCGCGATAAGCGACTTGTGATATTTGCTCATTGCTGGAAAGCCCCTTAGATGTTGTAGGCGATTTCGACGTTGCCGTTTGCGTCCGGCGCGCTCATGAACTGCGCGTTGGCGACGATCACAGTGTTGGCGCCGTCGGCGACAGCTTCGACACCGCCGATGACCTTGGCGCCGGACGGGGTGGCTACGCGCGCATACACGATGCCGCCGAACGCAGGCGTGCCAGCATTGACCTTCACCGACATATAGCCGCGGCGCATGATGTCGCCGGTGCCGGAGGTTGGCGGCACCTGCGTCCCGATGGCCGGTGCGATGTTCTGGCCTTGAAAAGGGAACGGGCGCGCGAGGAAGCCGTAAATCACGGTTGCCGCATCGCCATTCGCGAGCGGCTGGATCTTGCCGGCGACCATCTTCACGGGAATGCCGAAGGAAGTCGGCGGCGTCGTGCTGTCGATGATCTGCGGTTCCGTGTCGGTCGTGTCGACACGCGTGATCATGCCTGCGAAGCCACTGGGCAGGCGGTAGAGGTAAGCGGTCATGTCCTAAAGCTCCTTATTTGGAGTGGACCGCGCCGGCCCACATCTTGTCTGCGTTTTCCTGCATCTTGCGAATCGAATCGGTGACGCTCATCTTGCCCATCGGCTTGAGGTCGATCGTCGCGCCCTTGCCGCCGCCGGCGTTGTTCTTCGCGCGCATGGCTTCGGCCGCGCTCGTGAAGATCGCATTGACGGCCATCGGCGGCATCTTGTCGAAGTCCACGGTTGCCGCGCCGACGAGCGGCGTGAGCACGGCCTTGCCGTCATCCGTTTTATGCGCGGCGGCGAGCGCGCGGCGCTGGCACGCGCACAGGTGCGCAGCCGTGTCCTTCGTGCTGGCCTTAGCGGAATCGAACGTCGGCAGCTTGATGCCCGGCGCGAGGATCTCTGCGCGCGCGGGAATAAGGCCCGCACTGTCGCCGGTGTAGATCAGCACGTCCTGATCGGAGAGAACGCCGTTTTTCTGCGCTTCTGCAGCCGCGGCGACTTCGTCATCGGTTTCCTTCTTCTCCTTCTCGCGCTTCTCGCGTGCTTCCTTCTCTTCCGGCGTCTCTTCGTCGCCAGCTTTGCCGCGCTTGAGAGCCTGCACGTCAGCGTCAAGCGTGGTGAGCTTTTGCAGGATCAGCGAAAGGGCATCGCCAGTCTTGGCTTTTTCCTTTGCTTCTTCCTCTTCCTTTTCCTTTTTCAGCCGCGCTTCCTTCTCGGCTTCGGTCTCGTTCTCGGCCTCGGCGTCCTTCACCAAGGCTTTGAGGTTGTCGAGCCAGCTAGGCTTCTTTGCGGGGGTGGTCGGCATAACCGTTTCCTCATCTCCAATTTCGCAGCGCGGACCGCATCGGCCGCGGGGAACCAACGCCACGTGGTTGATTAAAATTCCGCGCTGAACCCCGCGGCCGGGTGAAACCTGTTGGTAGTCGGCGTCATATCCGAGCGACACCTGTTCGACGCCATGCTTGAGCACGGCATCGATACCGTCCTCCCGCTTGATCAGCAGGTCGGCCAGCATCAGATCGACGTCGATCCCGTCGCCGCGCCGAACGTTCATCATCGTGCCGACTTCGAACTCTCTGACGTTGCTCGGATTCACGAAGTCGTTGGGATGGCTCACCGTGATCGACTTGCCTTCAGCGCTCGCGATCGTGTCCGGATGGAACACCTGGTCGGCGTCGCGCGTGATGTGGATCAACCCATCGGGGCCCGGCGCAATCGGAACCTCGCCGGGCGCGTACGTCATATCGCCCGTGCGCGCGACCGGTACATCCTTGCAGAGCAGGTAACCTTCGGGCGTCAACGAGCGCTTCGGGCCGAGCGTCTGTGTGGCGTAGAACTTCATGTCATAGGTCCGGGATAACCGGCTCCGGATAGCATCGACAGTTGTAGATCTGGCCCGCGTGAGTGACGGTGCCATCAGAAAGACGTGGTGGCGTGTCCCACCGGACATACTTGCCTTCCATCTCGCGATGCGAGTGCCTGACGTCCGAATCCTTCGACGTACGCCAGATATAGCCTTCGCTGCCGATGTGCAGCGCACGCGCTTCGGTCAGCTTCGATGCCGTGCGTGCTACCTCGGTTCGCGCGATCAGATTCGCGCGGTTCGCGGACACCTCGCCGGAACGCTGAATCTCTTTCGCAATTTCCTTCGCGCGCGTGCCGTCTTCGATGCCAGCGAGCGTGAGCTCGTGCACACGCTGTGCGGCGTCGAGCGGCAAGCTCTTGATGAGCGTGACCTGCTCGGCGAGAAGCTGTTGCATCAGTGCGCCGGTCGGCGCCATGCGGATTTCCTCGCGCAACGCGCGCGATATCTCGTTCGCGTGCGAGAACCACGCTTGCTCGTCGCGCCGATTGACCTCGCCGAGCATCTTCGAAGCGGTGGCCGTCGCCCACGGGATGAGAAGCTCCGCGTACTTCGCGAGCATGTCCGTGATTGTCGGCACCGCCTCAGGGTCGCCGGCCGGGAACCCGTCGACGATCGCGCCAACCTGCTGTGCGACCTTACGCAGCTGTCCGGCGTAGGAAAGCTCCGCCCGACGGGTTTTCACCGGATCCCGGTTGCGATTGCGATCGCGCTTCCGGTCCGTTGTTCTCATCGTCAGCATTGGGCATGTCCAACATAGGCGGCGGGTCGTTCTCCGCCTCGGCAATCATTTCGTCGGTGATGTTGCTGAAGATGCCGGTCGCGTGGCTCGAGCCGCGCAGTTCCTTCATTGCAGTCGCGCGATCGATGGCCTGCATGTCATAGGCCTTCGTGACAGCGTCCGCGACCGTGTTAGCTACCGTCGCTTTCTCGACATCCGACATCTGCGCGAGAGAGCGGAACTCGTGCGCGAGATCCTTGGGCGGTTCTGAGCCGAACTCAGACCGCCACGTGATATCGATGATCGTCTCGAAGGGACTTCGAAGACGGCGCTCCTGCTGCTGCTTGATGCCGTCGCGATACATCTCCATGTCGGATTCGCCGGTGGCATTCAGACCGGCAGGCGACTGGCCGAAAAGACGAACGAGCGGAATCTGCAACGCTCCCGACAGCTGCTGGCCGAACTGAAGCAGCACGTTATCGAGCCCCGAGAACGTGTACTGATGCGTTTCGAACTTGTCTTCCGTGTCGACGAGCGTCAGGCCTTCGTTCGACTGCAAGCGCCGGATCATCTCGACATTGCGCAGCAGCGCGCGCTCCGCGGGGCCTCCCGCCGCGAGGATCTCGCGCAGCCCCTTCACTGACAGCGTGCGCAAATGCGCCTTGTACACGAGCTGCGCCGCGCCTTGCGTGGTGCTGTCGAACGCGACGAGGCGATCGTACAGCCGCTCGATAACTGACTGGCCCCAGCCCTGTTCGCTGAAGCGCTGCTGATACGGCAGGTCGACGCCATCAATGCGCACGACGCGCGAGTAGTGAATGACCTTGCCATCCAGCGGTGACTGCGTCGTGAGCACCGTGTAATTGAGCGGCTCGCCAAAGTGTGGGCCGAACTCGGTCACCTTCTCCGTTAGAGATGGCTGGCACATCCAACGATCGAGGACGTAGATGCCCTTGAACTGGCCTTTACCAACCGTCTCGCGACGCAGCGGTGTGGCCATGTTCTGACCGTCGATCAGCAGCACGCCGATGGCGCCGCCGTAGAGGCGACCCCACTTGATTGTGTCTGCAACCTTGTCCCACAGCCCAAGGCGCTGGAGCGCGCGATACAGCCGCTCCTTATCCTTCGGATCAACGTCATCTCCGATGATCTCAATGCCAGCGCGCGTCATATCCTCGGCAACCACATCGACGGCCTGTCCGACGAGCCAAGATGAGCGGTACATCGCTTCGACCTTGATGCGATTGCGACTGATGAAGTCGAACTGATAGCTCGAGTTGCTCGACTGATTGTCGGTGCCGACACCGACGCGCGCGGCGAAGTTCGCGAAGCTGTCCTCGGCGCGGAAGCGTCCGCCGCCTTGCGCTGGCTGCGATGCGGATGAATTAGCTCGCTTGCGTGCCATAAGACGAAAATCCTATCGTTGTGTTCGCGTGCCGGAGTGAATCAATCGGCCAGCGCCGCCCAGACCTCCATCGATCGGCCGTTAGGCTGATACGAGATCATCACGGAATCAGCCAGGTTAGGAGAGCGCGTACCGTCCGGCGCCTTGTCGATGACGATCTTGCCCACACCGTTGATCGTGTACGTGGGCTGCGCGAGCTCCATCGTGAGTTTCGTGAGCAAAGGCAAGCCCGAATCGATCGCGATGATGTCGTCGGGGTTGAACTCCATGCCTTCGACCACCGCTCGATACGTTTTCTGAAAGCGCATGCGCAGCGCCCACCAGGCCTGCGCTTTCGCGTTCGCGAAGAAATCCTTGTTCTTGCGCTTGGGCACCATCTCGCCTTCCGGGTCATAGACGGCGCCAGAGCCGCGGAACGGTTCGACTCGAATCTCCGGCGTGCCACGTTCGCGACGCTGCTCGTTGATCACGCGCGCGTCACCACGCACGCCGGCGCCCATACCGTCGGCGTCGTAGTCAAAGAACTCGTAATCACGATCGTCGCAGATCATGAACGAGCGCTGCACGGTGCCGAAGATATCGTCGCCTTTGCCCGACCAGGACTCAAGGAAGTCCAGCAGAAAGCCGTTGCGTCCAGAAAATGCATTCAGGTCGCGACCTTCATCGGCCACGTCGAGCGCACCCTTACGCACGCCGCTCGGCTCGATGCCAAGCTTTTTGTGCGCGTCGATTGCTGCCTGCACCCACGCGCCCGGTATCACGACACCTTCGACCGAGGCCGAATAGTTGATGTCGATCTCCTGCGCGACCGTCACGGGGTCGTTCTCAGCGACCTGCTTTGCGTACCACGCGTCATCCTTGCGCGGGTCATCGCGCCAGTGGAACGTGAAGACCTTCACCTTTCCGCCGAAGCGGCGCTGCGCGAACGGGTTGCCCATGCCGTTGGGCGTGCTGATGTCCTGCCGACAGTTCGTCGTCACCGACAGCGACGCCTCGACCAAGTGCGGCCGCTCGAGGAACGCTGATTCGTCGACGATGTAGAAGCTCGCACGGTCGCCGCGCCCAATGTTGTCGCCTGCCTCGCCGGTGATGACCGAGCCTGACTCTGGAAACTGGATGCGCATGTGCGCGCCGTGGCGCGTCTTGTCCCAGCCGCCGCGGAACTCGACGGGCAGCATCTCGATGAACATCCGCGCCTTCCAGAAGAGCGACTTCGGCGAACCGATCTTGTCGACGTACTCTTCCTTGCGCGAGCCGAAACCCGCGACCACGCCGTGCCGAAAGAGGCAGATGGTGTCTGCCAGGCCGATCGTGAGCCACGACATGCCCATGTCGCGCGTCTTCTCTGTGATGCCTGGCTCCTGATTCTCCCAACGTTCGAGAAACCAATGAATCCATTCTTCCTGCTTCGGGAACAGCAGGAAAGGAATCGTCGCCGGCAGCCCGCGCTCGACGTTACGAGGATCGAACGTCATGCCCCAGTCGATGATGAACTGCGCCGGGTTCACAGCGTAATACGACCTCAGGTGCGGGATCTGGTCCGGCACCGCGCGAATGCGCTGCAGGCGTTCCATCCGCCATTCGAAGACCTGCCGATAGTCAGGCTTGCGGAAGTCGAACGGGAAAGGGATGGGCATCAGTTCATTAGCGCTTGATACGCGCGAGCAGCTGCAATCGGATCGTCTGATACGACCGTGTGACCGCCTCCCGCGCCTGCCGGGGCCGGCGGCGGAGGTGGCTCTGGGTTGTTCAAGCCGTAGATATCGCGCTCGACGGTCACGAGATTTCGCAATGTCTCGCCGAGCTTTTTCATGTTGTCCACACGGCTGGTGAACGTCATGACCTTCTCGAACGCAGCGGAGCGCTTCGCAGCGGCATCGCCACCTTCTTCGCGCAGGAACTCGCCGAGAGTCGAGAACAACTCCGGGTCGCTCGTCGTCGCCTCTAGCTCCGCGAGCAGCCGCATGCACAGCGTGTGAGCACGCGCGACACTGCGGCGCTGCGTGAGCATCACCGAGGCGAGCTGCTCGCCGTTTTCCTTGATGACGGCGACAGTCAGTTCCTTCGACAGGCCCGGCGATTCTTCGACGACCGCTTTCTTTGCGATGACGGCGTCGGCCTTCGCACGAATCTTTCCGGATAGGTCGCGTTCCCATCCTTCACGTTCGGCGCGCTTCTGGATCGCGACATGCGACACGCCTTGCCGCTTCGCGATCTCGCGCACGGACAGGATGCCGGCGCGATAGTCGACCTCGATGCGCTCCCAATCCGGCGCGGCTTTCTTTTCCTGCGCCATGATGCTTCCTACCGGAATTCCGATTTGATGCGGTTGATGAGGTCGATCACGATGACGTCCGCGTGCGCACCGAACCGGATCAGCTCGACGTATAGCTTTTCGACGAGCGTGTGCCCAGGATGATGCGGCTTATGCTGCGGTGGAGGAGCCACGACGGGTGGCTCCTCGGTCACGGTGCCGGAAATGGCCTTGAGCGGCCGATAGCTTTCCGGCATGGCACTTACTCCGGCGTGACGTTCGCGCTGATCGACGCGAGCGGAACGTATGTGGCGCTGGACGGTTCGCCGCCCGTGGGCTGACCCGGATCCGTCGGCACTTGGTTGCCGTCAACGAAGCTGGTCGTCACGGCGTCGCCGAGCGGCGCGCCGGCGGTGTCGAGCAGCTGCGCGCTCGCCGAGAACGTGCCGTCCGACAGACCGGTGAACGTCGCGGAGTTGCCGTCGACGTCCTGCGTCTGGACCACGGCGCCGTTCGTGTCCGTGATCGTGAAGCGGGTGGCACCCGAACCGAGGCCGGTGGGCGACGGGATCGGATCGCCGCCAGCGGTGACGGTGAGTTCGACTTTGTAAGACATGATGCGCTCCGAAATGGAAACGCCCGCGGGATGCGGGCGTGGGCAAGATGTGTCGGTTACGGTTCCGACGACGCCACGTCCGAAGACGCGCGCCCGATTGAGGGTGGCCCAGAAACGAAAAAACCCGCTCAAGGCGGGTTTGCGATTTTGTCTGGGCGACCTGATCCCGCCAACGGGCAGGATCAGAAGCACGCTCAAAGGCGGCAGGTAGTCATCTGCGGCGCATTATATGAACAATTCTTCGAGTTTACAAATCTTCTTTGAATCGTCTGGAAATACTGGTAACACCTGCCATCCGGAGATCCGGACGATCTCATGACCGATCGCCGTCCGAGCAGTCTGCAAGCTGAGCTCGAACTGATACCCGCGCACCCTGACTTTGTGCTTGCGCCAGAGCGTCGCCTGAATCTGCTCTTGACCCATGTTGAAAACGAAGTGGTATCGCAGGATCCACTTGCTCACGTGGTTGGGCAAGTGCTTCCAAGCCTCCTCAACCATCCATCCGTCGAGCTCATCGCGCGGAATCGGCGGCGGAGTCAGTCCGGCGCGTGAGTCCCGGATCTTCACGTACATCTCCGCCCACCAGGCGCATGCCGCGTCCCGGTGCTGCGAGGTTCGGACGGTTCGCGCCCAGTTGTCGAGCCGCTCATCGAATGATTTGAATGACATTGCTATCCCCGTGTATTGATGGCTCGTTTCGTGAGCCAAACGACGCGCCGGGGGAGCGCGTACCAGGGTGGCTATGCGTGTTCTGCCTGCTGCGCGCACCAAGCGACGAAGGGCTTGCGGACTCGGCTGTGAAAGCGGTAGACGGCTTCGTAATCGGTCTCCAACTCCCGGCGCGATTCGACCTCGCAGCGTTCGCGGATGAATTGCCCGGCGTCGTCGATGGTGACTGCATCGCACTTCCGGACACTGGCGACGAACGCGCGAAACTTCGCGTTGCGCGGGAGACTGCACGCGAGCTGGAACGCCGTGAGCGGAGCTGCCCCGATGATCTTCATCACACCTCCAAAGGATCGATCAGCGACGGCGCGACAGGATGACTTTGAGTCATGCTGTTCGGCAGATCGAACTCCGCCTGCTGCGGCAGCAGCGGCAGGATGCTCACGTGGGTGCGCGGGTTCGCCCTGTCGATGCCGTGATAGACGTGCTTCTCGCGCACCTGGCGATCATTCCGATACACACCCTTCTGCACCAGCTCGCGCACCTTCTCGCCGTCGCGCGTGACGGACTCGTACCGATCCTGCAGCACGTCGAGCACGACGGACTCGTCGAGGTCAGGCCGTTCCGTGGCGTAGTAGATCTTCAGCGTGACCGACACCGGCCCCGCATAGCGAACGCGATATCGCGGCGGAATCTGCTTCAACGCATTGCGTTCGTAGTCGAGCGCCTTATCGCTCTTGCGCACTTGGGGCCGAGATTTCATTTGCCCGGTCGCCTTGTCGCGATATCGCAGCGTGACGATCTCGCGGCTGTTCGCCTTCGACGCAGGTTCGCCGAGGATCACGAATTCGATCGGCGCTGGCTTCATTGGCGGTCCTGCATGCGCTTGATGAGCGCCATCCCGAAGATGCACATGGCGGTCCACACGAGCACGACGACGACGCCTTGGAAGTCCGAAGACGGAACAGCGGGCACATGTGCGAGGTTCATCGAGTCACCTTTTGCGGTTGCGGCTGAGTCCATGCGCGACGACGGATGCCGAGCGCGGCGTAAAGCGGGTCGAAGTTGTCGGGCAGCATGCTCGCTCCTGAGAGGTTTCCACTTTCTCGCGTGGTAACTCGGTTTGGTAACTGGCGCGTGGTAACCGTCATTTGCCGGTCTCCGCGTAGGGGTGATATGTCGATGCGTGCGTTGGGCCGATGACTGGCGCGGTTGGCACGGTCTTCGGAAGCTGCATCTGCTGGCCAACGTCTTTCGTCAGGTCGATGAGCACGCGCTCGAGGCGCTGAAGCCATGCGCGCATTTCTGGCTGGCCCGAACCGTTGCGGCAGTCCTGCTCGCCCGGCAACAAGTCGGCGCGATCAGCTTCGCGCAGCGCCTTCGCGATACCCGCCTTCACCGTTGCCCATTCGTCGGTGTAGCCAAAGCGGCGCGTATCGACGATCGCGTTGACGATGTGCAGGTTCGCGTTGAGCACGAGCGTGATGGCGTCGTTGCTCCCGGTCGTGCGGCCCCCGTGGCAGAAGCACATCCACTTTCCGTCGGGCGCAACAGTGGCGAACAGCGGACAGCCGTAGGCGGCGCACATGCCTGCGCGGGATTGATCGACGGTGCTCATGCTGCGACTCCCTGCTGTTCACGGCGGCGGATCTCCGACCAGCATCGATCCTTGAGGGAGTCCCACGACTCGTTCGGACGGCCATCGCCGAACCCGAGTTCATGAGCTTTGCGCTTGATGCCCTCCTGCGTCCGATCCCAGTTGTCCCGCGGCTTCGGTGTGGGCCTCCGGGCCTGCTCCAGCTTCGATCGAACGAATCCAGCATTCACCGGCGCCGGGTCTCCGACCGCAAGGCGATCCGCGACGGCCAGGTCGTACGCCTTTCGAAGTTCTTCGGCGGACACGCGCAGCTGCGCGAGATCGATGACCTGCTGCTGGCTGGGCGTCAGGTTCCGCGCAGCCTTTCCGCGCTCGCGCTCCCAGCCGATCAGACTCGTCGAAATTCCGACGGCGGTCAGCACGCCATCGATTTCGCGTGCGCGCGAAGCAGTACCACCGTCGTCGTTAGAACCTATGGTGTTAACTTCTCCCTCTCCCTTTCCTCTCCTCTCCTCTCCCTTAAGAGAGTTTTCCGGCGGAATTTCGCCATCGTTCCGGCGGAAGTCGATATCGTTTCCGGCGGAAGGTTTCGGAATTCCCTTGGAAGTTTTGGATTTTCCGGAGGAAGGAGTACTAAACTCGGACGGAAAAAGAGATTTTTCCAGCGGACGGCCTAGGTCAATCCACTGTTCGAGTGGCGGGACTTCCAGCGGAACGAGGCCCGCTTCGATACGCGCTTTGTTGCGTTTGCGTACACGCTCGCCCAACTGGTCGTGCGCTCGTCTGTGTTTCGCGAACCACGCTTCGTTCGCCTTCTCAGCGACAACGGGATGATAGAGACGTCCGTCTGCGCATTTGATCCAGCCGCGCATCGCGCCTTCGCGAATGGCCTGCCATGCATCGGGCGCACGCTGGTACCCAGTGAATTTGGCGAGAACTCGATCATCGTCAGGGAGCGATGCAGCCGGCACCTGGTGCCACGATTTGCACCACAACAGGAAAGCGGCCCAGCACGCCTCCGGGGTTTCGAGCGCTGCCAGATCGCTGTCACAGACGCGCTGCACGTCGACAGGCATATAGCCGAAGTCGCGCAGATCGCAATCTGCTGGAGTGAGGGGATTCGGGAGATCGTTCATGCGGCTTCCAGAAGCGAAGCGGCGCGACGTGCGCGCCGAAGATAGACGCCACGATCCGACAGACGCTCGAGCGCGTCCGCGCAGATGTCGCCGTACGCGAACATCACTGTTCCGGCGCCGGCACGCGAGCGCTTGTGTCGGTTTTCCTTTCCGGGGACGAATTCGATTCTCCCGGCGATGAACAGACATGCATCGGCTGTGCGCAACGCCTCCTGACACCACAGGGCATCAGTGCGACTGAACACGAGCGCGATGCCGTTCGCGTGCGAGATGAACCGGCTCATCCAGAACGGAGTACTCCGGCCATACGGCGGATTCAGCCAAACCCGGCCGTGCCAGGCCTGCTTGAGACCGTCGTCGAAGACGGTGTATTTCGCGCGCGCGGGGACAGCCGAGTCCATGTCATGAGGACTGGCCGGATCGAGATCGAACTCGATATCGAGCTCAGCGAAAATCCACGCAGGGGTGTACCACTCGACGCTTTTATGCCGAGGTTGTGTGCGCGCGGCACCGAACATTCCGCTCATCGCAGATCTCCACCGATCTGCGCAGCGCCCAGCTGCGCCATGACAGTGAGAGCGTCAAGATAGTCGGTTCGAACGATCTGCAAGCCACACGCGGAAAGAATCTCGCGCAGCGTCGCCATAGGGATACTGCCGTTGTGATTGGCGATGCCGTCGAGCTGTTCGGCAGTCAGTGATGTCGATGCCTTCAACGAGGCACGCACGTCTGGACGGCGCAGCTCCGTTGAAAGCGTCTCAAAGGGATTGAATGGGCGATGCAGCATAGTTATTCCCCGTCGGCGCGCGGGCCGATCTTTCCCATACCGTCCAGCTCGAAGTGGACGACTTCCGGGTGCAGAACACCGCGATAACTGCGCAAAACGTGATATCCGAGGTATTTCTCTGTCGGCACGCCCTGCATTGCGGCACGCGCCTCGAGGCTCTCTGCCTCTTCCTTGGGCAGATCTACCCGCAACAGCTTTCTCTCGCTCATTTAGCGTGTCCCGGTCTGGGACGCGTCGTCACTGATGCCGGAAAGTTCGGTAGGCAATATTCCGATCAAACCGAGCAGTGCCATACCCATCAGGCGCGCGGATGCAGCCGAAACGCTTTCGACTCCATGCAATGCCTGGTAGCGAAGCAAGGCTTCGTAAGTTCGATCGTCGAGGCGAGTCTTCACCTCGTTCCGAAATGCAGCACGGCGCGCCATGTTGATTCCCCGTTTATGGTCTCTGTGGATTCGGTTTATGCGGCGGCCGACTCGTCGGTCGGCTCGGCGTACAGGTCAGGACGAAGTTCCTCGCGAGTGATCTGCCCGTCGACGGCGGAGACGATCGCGGCGACGCGATCAGCGGGCACCTTCCCGGTGGCGCACATTTTTTGAACTGCTTGTGGAGTGCAGCCGAGCTTGCGAGCAAGCGCGGATTGGCCGCCTGCGATAGCTGCGGCGCGAGAGATAGCGTTCGCGGTCATGAGAAGTCTCGGTTTGAGGTCTACAACCGAGAGACTACAACTTACAACCAGAACTTTCAACCGGAATTTGCAATGCGGGCTACAACCGACTTTTGTACCATCGAGGGCATGAATCCCATCGAAATAGGCGAACGAATCGCCAAGCTCCGGAAGGAAAAAGGCCTCAGCCAATCTGATTTGGCTAGGGCGCTCAATATCAAACCGCAGGCAGTGCAGAAGTGGGAAAGCGGCGGATCAATACCACGGATATGGAGGCTCCAAGATATCGCTGCTGCGTTGTCAGTAGGTCTCCCAGAGCTGATCAGCGGCACCAAATTAATTCACGTTATCGGGAACCACGACATCATTGATAAAAAAAATGATGATTCGTATACAGTAAAAGCTGCAGAACTACCAATTCCTCAGAAGGATCGAGACAAATTTTGGAGTAATGTGCCCTTAATATCGTGGGAAAAAGCAGCGACTTGGGGCACATCAATGAAGACTGACGACACCGCTGTACTTGAATGGATTCTCATCCCGCACGCTAATGAAGGCACGTTCTGTCTGAGAATCGAGGATGAGAGCGCTGTCGCGCGGGATGGAGGCAAGTCATATGCGCCGGGCGACGTCATTGCTGTCGATCCGACCAAGGCCCCGAAGAACCGTAATACGGTTGTCGTTGTGTTGAAACCCGGCTCCCGTGCTGTCGTCAGACAGATCCTGACTGATGGGGACCGCATAATGTTCCGCACCATCAACCCAGACTGGCCGAACCGTCTCGTTGAGATGACTGACGAGGTTGAGCTGATCGGGACCGTCACTGGCAAGTGGGTGCCCGAAGATTGACATACGGCGCGATGCTTTGCGCCCGCCGTCGACGAATTACGCACTTCATCTCCCGACAACGCTTCCTCCGTCCTTTTGACACAACGTTCAGAAAGCTAATCCGATCACGTCCAATCAGTCTTCCTATATGCAGCAGAGAAGGCCCGGTAACAACCGGGCCTATTTTTTTGTCGATTGCTACAACTTTCACTTGCAATGCGTCTTTGTCAGTTGTAAATTGCAGTTGTAGCAGATGCGCATGGCAGCGCATACCAAATCGCCCGTGAAGCCTGACCGCGTGAAGAGGGAATGCCTAGCCCAGGCTGCAACTGGGTGGACCGAATGAACTGGCGAAGGAGCCAGGGACGCGACAGAGCCGAAAGTGCACCCAGGTAGATGGGCAATGAAACCCCATCGGTGTGTGCGACTCGCTGGCGGACGAGTGATAAAGACGTCGCCCCCTCACCGCTTAAGTCGGGCTTGGCAAGCCGAGGGAACGGTCACAGGAACGGTCTGCTGCCGACAGACGCCGGACACGTAACCGGCACTCTTACCAGTGCGCGCTCACCTCCGAACGTGCACCGCTAAGACAAACGTGAGGTGACCCATGAAGAACCAATCTCCGCTGCAGATGAAGTCCGAATCGATGGTCGACAAGGCATTGAACGGGTTGCTCGAGTTGGTGCTGTCGAGCGAGACCGGAGCACGCATTCCGTCGCAGCCGGATCTGGCGCTGAAGTTCGGCGTAAGCCGCACCGTGCTGCGCGAAGCGATCAGCCGATTGCTGTTCCTGAACGTCATCACGGTGCGTCCGAAAACGGGAACGACCGTTAATGCGCCCGACAAGTGGATGTCCGTGAACTCGGACGTGCTCATGTGGCGCCTGAAGGCTGGCGAGTCGAAGGAACGCATCGTGGAGACCACCGTTTCCGCGGCCCGTGACTGCGTCGGCGCGTGAGGTGGCAAATGAACAAGCTCTGTCACTGGCTTTACATCGGCTCGAACGCCTATGACGAATATACCTTCGTCCCATGGCTGAATCGCTCGGTGTATCGCCGCACGGTAGACATCATCAAGTGCGTGACGTGGTGCTGACGTGCCGCACCTCGTAGACAAACGTCGAGATCACGATGAGCTGCTTCTCTGTGATCTTCCGGATGACGAAGAGATAGAAGCAGACGAAGACGATGACCACTCTGACGAGTGGTTTCAGAAGTACGGGAATTGACGCGATGGACCAACGAGAAAAAGAGGCCGTGCTGCAGACGCTCGAGATGGCGCGCGATGCACTGCCTGAGCGATATGACGAGCGGATTCGCGTGACGCAACGCGAGTTCGACCAAACGAAGCTGATGTTGAACCTTCACATCGGGCAGATGCAGCGTGATCTGAGAAACGGGGCGAATCGATGACCGAATCCGAAACGCTGGCCTGCGATGCACTGATGCGCGGTGTTGCTGCTGTCACAGCGGCCGCGTGGGTCGCGATGAGCATCTGGCCGTTCTTCCACTGAATTGTTTGACGTACCGAGGCGCGACGGCCTTCGCGCAAAACCAACCTGAGGATGTACACATCATGAAGAAGCAAATCGCACTGGCAGTTCTCGCACTCGCAGCAGCTATTGGCCACGCGCAGGCAGCTGATTCGTTCAACGTCGGCGCGGGTTTCAGCAGCTCGGTGCAGCTGTCGGGCGGATCGATGGCCAGTTCGGGCAGCAACGGCAACGGCTACAGCACGCAGACGTCGAATAGCGCGGCATCGGGTTACGCCGCCGGCGGCACCGTGGCAGCAGCGGGCGCGGCCGGCTCGTATGCATACAACGGCCTGGGCGCGATCGGCGCAGGCGGTTCGTTTTCCGGTGCGGTGGGCGGCAGCAACACGACGTCCACATCGAACGGCTACACGTCGGGAGACGGTTACGGCGCGACGAAGGGTGGCGCTGGTGTGGATTACAGCGCGGGCGGCTACAGCGGCCTGAGCGGTTCCTACGCGTACTGATCGACGAGGGTCGGCGTGGAGCTTAGGCGGGTGAAGGCTGTACGAGTAAGCCGCCGATCTGAGAAGCGCCATAAAGACGTGCGACATGATAGGCGCACGTGCCCTCACCAAATGAAGAGGCCCCGAGCAGCTGTCACTGCCGGGGCCTGACTCCACCTGAGTAAGGAGCCACCATGAACAAGTTCACGGCCGTCATCATCGTATCACTTCTGGGAATTGGTCATGCCCAAGCGCAGAGCATTTCCACAGCAACGCAGCAATCGGCGTCGACTTCGACTGCGCAGGGGTCGATTGAGTTTTCGACCAACCCGGAGCACACGTCGCAGACGGTACGAAACGTCTCTGCACCGATTCTGGGTGCTTACGCCTCGAGCTTCTCCCAATTCAATTGCGGGCAAACGACGCAAGGTGGGTTCGCTGTGGCGGGGTTCAGCGGCGCCTTCGGTTCAAGTAAGGACCAACGCTCGTGCGTACTGGAAGTCGCTGCCGCTGAAATGACGCGCCAGTCGACCGTCGACGCCGAGAACGCTGCCGCGCTGCGGCGCGCCGCGATCGGCATCCGCTGCCAGATCTCGCCTGAGATCTATGACGCGATGATCGACGCGGGCTTCGACTGCAAGCGCAAGCCCAAGGAACTCGTGTCGCGCGAAGACACGCAGCCCGAATCGACCCGCATCGCGGGTAACTGATCCCCCTCCGAGGAGACCGTCATGAAACTGATGCGCCGATTCTTCGCGCGCAGCGACCGTCGTCGCGCGCGTGATTGCCTGCAGCAGATCTGCGAAGACCGCGTCAAAGCGCTTCGAGCACTCGACAAGGCGAAACGCGAGGCCGACCAAGCCTTACGAGACGCGCAGGAGCTCGAGCGCGAACAGTTCCGCCAGGAGTTCTTCGGCAAGCGCGATCCGGTAAAGCACAGCTTCGAGATGTGCAACCCGTGGATTTGCATCATGCCGCGTCGCCATTTGAAGGCGCTCCAAAAATGAGCCTCATCGTCCACAAGCGCGAGCTCGGCGAAGCCACCCACCGGCTGATCCATAGCAATGAACCGGAGATGGGCGACGTCGATGCGGTGCTCGGTCACCTCGGCGAAGTGCTCACCGACATATTCGGCGTGGAATGCAAGGTCCGCATCCACGCGAGCCATGCGCAACTGCGTGCCGCGATCGCGAAAGCAGAAGCCGAGGAGAGCCATTCGTGAGCACCTTCTATTCAATTCTTGCCGGATGGCTCGTCGTGGCCATCGCTGCATATCTCTTCATTCGAGGCGTTGATGAAAGCGCTGCGTCTTCGATTCACGAACTTCACTGACCGTCATCCGCTGCTGACGATGCTGGCCACGATGCTTGTTCTCGTGCTCGCCTGGTCGATGTTGCCCGATGACCCACCCACCATCGACGCACCACGCGTCGCACTTAATCGAGGCTCCGTATGAATGCCGCCGCACCCGCAATCACGATGGAAGAGGTCGAATCCTCGCAGATCCACAGTATCGGTCACAACACCGAGACGAACACCCTCGCCATCCGCTTCAAAGATCGCGTGACCGATGCGCCGGCGGCGCTCTACCACTACGCGAATGTGCCCGCCGAAGAGTTTGATGCGCTGCGCGACGCGGCTTCGATCGGATCGTACTTCTACAAGCACATCAAGCCATACGACGTGAAGTATCCGTACGTGTGCGTCGAGAAGAAGCCGCAAGTTATTCCCACAGAGTAAAGGAGCGTCATGTCCACCGCCGTTGCAACCACCCAACGTCAAAGCCTCGTCGCCAAGTTTGCCGACAAATTCTCCATCGAGCCGAACAAGCTGATGGGCACGCTCAAGGCGACCGCGTTTCGTCAGAACGGAAACAACGAGGTCACCGACGAGCAGATGGCCGCGCTGCTGATCGTCGCCGATCAGTACGGCTTGAACCCCTTCACGAAGGAAATCTACGCCTTCCCGGATAAGGGCGGCATCGTGCCGGTGATCGGCGTCGACGGCTGGGCGCGTATCGTCAACGAACATCCGATGTGCGATGGCTTCGAGTTCTCGTACGCCGAAGACCTCACTTCCTTCGCTGGAAAAGACGTTCCTGTCTGGATGGAAGTTCGTGTGTACCGAAAGGACCGTCAGCGTCCCGTCATCGTGCGGGAGTACTTCAGCGAAGTCGTGCGCGAAAGCATGCAGCCGTGGAAGTCGCACCCGAATCGCATGCTGCGCCATAAGACATTCGTGCAGGGCGCGCGCCTCGCGTTCGGTTTTGCCGGCGTGTTCGACGAGGACGAAGCGCAGCGCGTCGTCGAGCGCGACATGGGTGCGGCGCAGGAGGAGCGCCCGGTCGCGCAGCCGCAGTCGCGCAGCGCCGCGCAACGCACGCAGACCTCCCAGGTCGTCGACGTGAAGCAGGAGCCGCGGCGCGCGACGCGCGCGGCGCCAGCGATCGAGCATACCGACGCCGACGGCGTGATCCAGATGGACACGCAGCAGCGAGAGCAGGAACCGGCGCAACGCAGCGCGCCGCGCGCACGTCCGAAGCCGGATCAGGAGCAATTCGAGGATGCGCCGCGCACGCCGATCAGCGACAGCGTCCTGCGCGTGCTCAAGACGAAGATGGAACAGAACGCCGTCAACGAGAAAGACATCGTTGAGAAGTTCGGCTTCGACCTCGACGGCGTGACCACGGCGAATTACAACGCGGTCGTTGAGTTCGTCGAAAACCCGATGGCGGGCTAAGTGATGCTGACGTTCGATCCTGTCGAGCACCTCTACACCGTCGGCCAGCGGCGCGTGCCGAGCGTCACGCAGACGCTCGCGCCGCTCGTCGATTACTCGAAGGTGCCGGCTGCTGTTCTCAAGCGCGCGCAGCAGCTCGGCACCGCGGTGCATCTGATGACCGAGCTGTACGACCTCGACGACCTCGACGAGGACACGCTCTCAGATGAACTGCTGCCTTATCTGACGGCGTGGCGCCGGTTCCGCGCTGAGACGGGGTTCGTGCCCGAGACGATCGAACAGCAGCTTTACCACCCTGCTCTGCACTACGCCGGCACGTCGGACCGTACCGGCCTGATCAATGGTCGCCGCGCAGTGATCGACATCAAAAAGATGCTCACGCTCGGCCCCGTGATCGGCGTGCAACTGGCCGCGTACAAGGAATTGCACATCAAGAACGGCGTGCAGATCGAGGACCGCTATGGCCTCGGCCTGCGCGCAGACGGCACCTATCGACTGGTGCCATTTCGCGACACCAGCGACTGGCCTGTGTTCCTGTCGCTCCTCACCCTCCGAAATTTTAAGGACAAGCATGGACTCGCAACCTTTGGTGGATTTGAAGGTGCCGCAGCCTGAGCAGGCTGTCTTCAAGTCGGCGATCAACGCGCTGAACATCGCGAAGGCCTATCAGATCGACAGCGCCGATATGCGCGACCTCGCCGCGCGCGAGCTCACGAAGATCAAGACGCTGCAGAAGAGCGTCGACGATCAGCGCAAGGCGATCACGAAGCCGATCGACCTCGCGAAGAAGGCCGTGATGGATCTGTTCCGCGCGCCGACCGATTACCTCGAACAGGCGGAAGTGATCCTCAAGGGCGCGATCCAAACGTTCGACCGCGCCGAGGAGCAGAAGCGCATCGCCGAGCAGGCGCGCCTCGAGGAAGCGGCGCGCGTCGAGCGCGCACGGCTCGCGGCTGAAGCAGCCGCGCGCGAAGCGGCCGCGCTCGAGGAGGCTCGCAAGATGCGCGAAGCTGCCGAGAAAGCAGAGGCCGAAGGCAAAGCGGAAGAAGCTGCTCGACTGCAGTCCGAGGCAGCGAGCCGTATCGAACAAGGTGCCGCGGAGTTCGTCACCCTCCAGCAAACCGCTCAGCTCATCACAGCGCCCATCACCGCGGCGCCGCGCGCGACGGCCGGAGTCTCCACGCGCAAGGTCTGGAAGGCTGAGGTGAGCGACAAGCTCGCGCTCGTGCGCTACGTCGCCGCGCATCCGGAATACGTCGATCTCCTCGACGCGAACATGCCTGCCATCAACAAGATCGCGCTCGCGCTGAAGGCGAACTGTCCGATCGACGGCGTGCGAGTGTTCGAGGACTCGGTTCTGGCTGCGAGGGCTGCGTGATGCGAGTCATCGCTATCGAGATCCACGGCCCTAACGACTTCACCGTGCGCGAGCTGGAGCGCTATCAGGATCATCTCTGCTGGGATGAAATGCTCGGCACGATCGCGGAGCTCACGCACCCGCGCATCGGCCAGGCGCGCTATCGGATGCAGACGCGCGAAGAGCATGCCGCGCGGGAAGCACGGTGGCGCGCCACCGAGCACCCGACGTACGCCCGGCCGCCGCTGCTCGAAGGCCCGAAAGCCGTCGAGATGCCTCAGCTCGAGGTGGGAACGGACGGCACCATTCGCACGAAGACGCCGACGACCGCGCGCGAGATCGTTGCTTCGTTCTCTTGGCTATCCGGTTTTCCGTGTGGAAGGCTTGCGATGAGCAATAACCTTCTCCGTGTTGAAACGCGGCTCGCAGACCTCGCATACCAGGGCGCGTTTAGCGCGCTGTCCGCGAGTCACTGGCGGCAACG